GCCACAACTTTTAAGTGAGGTAAAGCCTCACTTATTTTCATTTTACCAATTTCCATATCGGAATTTAGAATAATTCAAATTCAACATTAACATGACCGCAATCACTACACTTATACGTTGGGAAGGGAACTAAAGTATCTTCACTACTACCCGTCATCAATTTAGAGACTTTTTTTATCAAAACAACTTCTTTGAAATATTTCGACTTACACTTTTCACATTCAACTGTTGGTTGTTTTTTTAAGTCAATTTTTGGTTTTAAAATATCTTCCATATTATTCTTTAATTAATTTTAGTTCATATTCTTCATCAAAAAGATCATCATCAATCATTTCTTGATTAAATTCAAATTCATTTACCAGCGAACCTTCCTCACTATCTTTAACCTCAAATTCATACATATGCTCATCTAAATATGAAATCGCTTCTTCATCAGACAATCCTTGAAGTTCGGGATAATCTTCTTTGTTGATCTCAATTGTGTCATAAAGTTCATAAACTTGATAAGTCTTAACCATTCTTAGTTTCATAATATATTATAATTAACGTTTATTTTTACCGTATCACTATCCCACGTGGAATTATTCCACCAATTAATTGTTAAATAATTTGTCATACTAAAATATAATTATTTGATTTTATTTTGTCAAATATTTTTTTACTTTATATCAATAAAAGTTAAATGTTTTAAATATTTTGTTATATCCATGTCTAATATGGTTTGTTGAATCTGTTTTGGTATTCTAAATTCTTCAAATGTTCCATCATCTTTAACTAACACAATGATACACCCGTAAACTTTAATATTCTCATATTTAGATCCTCGTAACATCTTCAACAATAATTTACAATAAAACGGTAATTGTGTTGAGTAATGCCCAAGAGCTGTGTCGTCCAACTTTTCAAAGGGGTATTTCATTTTTTTGGTGAAGTAGCTCGCCTCGAAGTTTTTTGGCTTATTTGTTTTATAATCTGTGCAAATAAGGCCAACTTCAGTTTTATCTTTATTCTCAATTAACCACATCTTATCGGGAGCTCCAGTATATCCATACTCATCATCCCCCAGAATTAACTCCGTATCTAATAAGATCGCGCCCCTTTTTTTCATGGTTTCTAAAAAGTCAGTTCCAGCTGAAACCATAGAATCACTACGTAAAATCTGTTCAAAATCACATTCAAAAATTGGTTGTCTAACCTCTTTATCAATTCCAAATAGTTCGAGTGATATCTTCTCCAATAAATAGTGAGTTCGACTCCCCACATTTATCGAATAGTCCGCGGCCGCTTTCCATTCCGCTAATAATTGTTCCTGCACTATTGGGTCACCTTTCGCTTTCTTAAATGAAATTCCTTTTGAATCGAACTTAGGATAAAATAAAGTCATAACTTTACTAACCGACGGCCAATCACTCTTTAACTCTCCCTCCGCATTTTTCATTGTATAGGTGTGAGTATCTTCCACAAATGTAAGTTCAAGTTCTTGTCTCCTTTTTTCTAAAATATCTAATATTTCAGTGGCAATATTTTTTAATTCTACCATATCATTTAATTTTATAAAAGTAATTACCGATGTCACCCCTTAAATCGGAAACATCCGCATCACCAGTTAATTTTATCATTTTAATCTTACCATATAATCTCCCACCATTCAAATTATGATATAACTTAACCGAATCTTTGAAGGCATCGCTATCTAAACAAATAATAATATTACCATTAGCCTTCTCATATAATGTATTAAGTAACAAGTCCGACATATGTTTCCCCAACATAGCAATACTATTAGGTAGGAATATGGAATCAAAAGCCCCCTCACAAAGATGAATGTCTTCATCCCAGTTAATCATATTCTCAAAGAAAATAATTTCATCTTTCGCCGATTCTGGGTTTTTATATTTAGATCTAGTATTCGGATCCCAACTTCTAGCGATAAAATAGTTTAATTTGTTCTTACTATCATAAGATGGGATTATTATTCTACCAGAGAACGATCCCTTATCACAAAACCCAATGCCAAACTTTTCTATGATTTCATCAGTTATACCTCTATTTTTCAAATAACTATACGCTTGTCGTCTAACTGGATATACAACACTAGAATCTTTAAAGGTGATGAAACTTTCAGGTAACTTTAACTTAACAACCTTTTTTTCTTTTGGTTTTAATTCCTCGGGTTGTAAGATATTATAAACTTTCTTTTGTTTTTTATTCCCATACTTATCAATTAATTTTCCGAGAGTCCCATGAGTACCATTAATATCACCACAACTCCAACAATGAAACAAATGTTTTTCCAGCGAAACCTCTAAGTTACCTTTCCTATCGTCCAAACCACAGTCCGGACAATTGTACCCATATTGCAATTTTGAGTCGTACACTTTTTCAGGGTCACCCAAAATCTCACATAAAATATCTAAAAGTATTTCTTTATCATCTGACATAGATACAAAGATAGTAATAAATATAATAGTAATCAATCTTCACAAGTTTTGTGGGTTCATTATATTTATTTAAAAAGAATAAAATGCCTACAGACATTACAATCAACAATATTACTGGATTAGCACCATTTGATATTTATTTATGTGATAACCCGATAACAACATGTATCTATATTGACACAATCTCGTCAACACCATATATATTCGAAATCCCATCAATAATGTCAAGTCAAACTGATTTTAATTTAAAAATTGTTGATGATAATAGTTGTACTATACTTGAAACCTTAAGTTTACCATGAAATGTAAAGCATATAGAATATATAATGGGGATCTTTCTGACCAAACACAAAGTTTCGATAATTGCGATGGTTTAGCATGTGAGATTACTATCCCATCTGATGGTAATTACTTTATAACCGCAGATTCTGACACATTTGTCAATAACCCCCTATTAACAATATTCGAATTTGAACCCATTCTCGCATATTCATTCAGTAGTTGTTGTGATGATCAAGTTTTTCATATTCTAGGTAACACTGGTATTTTTTCAGAATCCCCTGGAAAATCAATTTGTACCACAGAATTCATGAGCCCTTTGGATTGTGGTATATCTACATCCCCAACCAATGGATGTTATTCATTCATTAGTTCTACCATACCCGAACTTGCTCTTGGGAGTCAAGTTTATTTAAACTATAATGGTTATTTTGAAGATGGTTGTGTCGAATGTCTTACTCTTTGTGTTCCTTGTTGTAGATGTTACCAAGTTGAAGTTGAGGGTTTTGATGGATGTGTTTTAGGATATATTGATTGTGAAACAGGTCTTGAAGTTATTGAAACATTCATAGGTTCAAATAATTATGTTTGTTCTCTTGGTGAACCATATGGTTCAGGTGTTTGTCTCAGCCCATTTACAATAACCGATTTAGGTTCATGCTCTTTAACAGAACAATGTAAGACTTGTTCTGAAACTTACTGTATAACTAATACGGGTAATCTTTATGACGATACATACAATTTAGACGCGGATTATGATGGGTATCAGTCTTGGATAAGTTCAACGGGTGACTATTACATTTATTATAATATAACTGATAAACAATGGTGTTTATCAAGTAGTTTAGGTGGAACATGTCTTTTATCAGGTAAGTCCCCATGTTATTCAAAATGTCCTGACTTATGTGACGAATATTTCTTTGAAGGTACGTGTCCTACAACCACAACAACAACGGTTGCTTGCGTAACTTTTGATTTTGACGCAATCTTTGATTGTATGACAGAAGTAACCCCTACACCAACACCCACACCAACTATCACACCAAGTATGACACCAACCCCAAGTTCAACAAGTTATTGTTCAATGGTTAGTGTTGATGCCACAATATCTGGTTACACTCCAACCCCAACACCAACCCCAACTATTACTCCAACATCCTCTCAAATAATAGTGAGACCTTGTAATGTATTAGGTGACGTTTCATTTACAACTCTTGAAGGTCACATTGGTTGTCCAAGTAGTAAACAATTTCAAGATTGTGTAACTGGTATGATGTATTACACAACCGAACTAGTACCAACCCCTTCTGGTGATACATTGACCGAGTTTATGATTTTCAAAGCATATGTTGATGGAATTCTTAAATGTGTATCATTCGTTGGAATTAACGATGTTACCATTGGTGTTAATACAATTGATTTAGTAGAAGGCCCAACCGGATATTCAAACTTAGGTGAATGTGTTTTATGTGATGTTATATCTAGCCCAACACCGACACCTACACCTACCATGACACCAACACCAAGTGGAATACCTTGTTTTTGTTATGAGATTATTTCTGAAACTGAAACAGCACGTGAATACGTTGATTGTAATGGGGTTTATTCAACAATATCAATCGATACACCTTTTACACCTTATTACGTTTGTTCATCAGCGCCATTAAACCACCCAGATACAATAAACATGAGTATTACAAAACTTGAATTATGTTCTAATGGGATATGTCCTCCACTTGTTTGTAATTGTTATATCGTATCAAACGATTCAACCCAAGGCCCCGTGGGTCTTACTACCGCTAAAGACGTATCTACAGTAGCTGTAAATCTTGGTATTTATGTTACTTATTATGACTGTGATAATGTGGAACAAACTATTTATATAAACCAAAAGGAAGAAACTCAACCATTCTGTTCATTAACAACACCATTTGTACATAGTCCTATTGACCCCACAATAATCCAAATTACCACAATTACATTACTTGGTGATTGTAATTCATGTTCACTGTGATAAAATGACATCAATAGAATTAACATCCATAACTGGTAGTATAACAACACCTTATTTGGTTTACGCTTGTGACGTATACGGTAATAACTGCGCGTTAATCGCCACCATCACAACAACCATTCCACCAACAAACACAATTATTCTCCCAATACAATTTAACACCGCACCCGCAGTTGGGATTAAAATAATTACTGATGATGGTTGTGAAAGATTCGAAGTCTTTAATTGTATTTAATCGTTGGATTAAACCATTATTTCCATATACCTTCTTGATTCATAAACCCTAGAACACAACAATACGCGTCTGATTGATCAAAATTTTCTTTCTTAAGAGTGTTGTTTCTAGTATAACCCCAAACAATCTGAGGTTCTCTTTTTGCAACTAAATCCCAAATGACATGTTTCTTATCAATATCTCTCGGTAGACCACCAAATAAAACATATTTACCTTTATCATTTTGTTGAACAAGTTCTGGAAACCCCAATTTTCTAGAATTATATGTTGAGATGTAATCAGGTACAATACCTAACACATCATATATTTGTTTTGTAATTAACGTATTAAATCTTAATAGGGTTTGTATTGTATACACATTATTACTATTCATTAATGGTTCCTCAATAATAACCTTAGTTATCCCTAAATCTTTATAATCTAAAAGCTTAGTCTTAAAAATTTCACTCTTAAGAAGTAATTCCTTTATTTTGTTTTCTTCCTTTGGTTTAGGAACTGGTGAGATGTGAGTTAATTCAAGTAATTCTTGGTTCCCAATGTCAAATAACGCCCATCCAATAGTGCGAGTAGAAACATCTAATCCAAGGACTTTAGGACTTTCTTTAATAGATTTTTTCATATGTTAAATATCGAATTTAATCAAAAACTGCTGTATGCCCTGTCTTAAAACGGGAGATTGCATTTTTGATATAATCATAAGATTCTTTTTGTCATCGTAAAGACCTATTTCACTAACGTAAGATGCGTTACCTTTAGTCCATGTAGGATTTGATGGTACCTGGAATTCGGCTTGTCCTAAATTAATTTTATATTTCATCTCATAGATTGTTGCTTGGATATCAGTTTCTAATGATCCGTAGAAATAATATTCATCCCCAAAGTTTAAAGATTGTCCAGTTTCACCAACAGGTGTTAATGGGATATAATTATTTAAATTATAATTAGGAGCATCATCATACTCTTGTTGTGTAATAACAAACGTATTCCCCGTTAATCCATCTTGTGTAATATAACCATTAACCATTGTTGAAGCTAATTGACTTGTGAAATCAATTGACACCCAATCAGAGGAGTTAGGTCTCGCATTACCCACAACTTTTTGACAAAGAATCTCAAACTTATTAGCCAAGAACCCTTGAGTTGCGTCACAGTATATCGGACATATCGATGTTGTGGTTGTTGTTACAGGATTATACGTTGTTTCCATTGTCGTAGTTAGAAAATGGCTAGTTGTTGTAGTGGTAGTCGGATAATGACTTGTTGTCGTCGTTGTAATTGGATAAAAAGATTGATTTAAACATCCAAACTCACCACCAAATCTAACCGCAACATTCTGAGATGTAATCGGACTACAATCAATATTAGGCCCTTGAATTAAAGAGTAATAATTACAATGTAAAGAATCTGTAAATAAATCAGTATTGCTTAATCTATACGTTACATATAAAGATTCTGTTAACCCTGTTAATATACCAGTAACTGTCAAACTATCGTTCCCACAAGTATTAGGAGTTATTAATGATATTTTAGGAGATGGTAATGTCCAATTTCTATTTGATTTGTAAGACATTGCGGCTATGATTTCCTCATCATCAATAATAACCAACTTATCATCAGGAAATACTTTACCAACTCTATTAGGAATCCCATCAATATTCGCATTTGTGTCCCATAAATGGTAGTATCTCATACCCGGGTTATTCATGTCAACATTCTTAGTTGATTGAAGGTGATTAACTTGAAAAAGATTTAAGTCTTCGAATCCTGGAGGGTCTACCCAAAATGTTTGTCCATTACAACAATCAGGATTTTTATGCCACATTAACCAAGGAATATGTACTTTAAAGTTTCTAGCTTCACCAGTTGTGTCAGCAGGGTTTGATGGGTCAAATGGTTCCAACGCAAATTTTTCACCATAAAAGAAATCTACAGTTTGATTTGTATAATGAATAATCCCAATCGCCTTTTGTTGTTCAGGTTTTACTGTAATTTTATCCCCAAAAGAGTTAAAATAATAAACAGAACTACTATCAGTTTGCCCACTACTAGATGCGTATCCAAAGTATTCTTTTGCCCCTAAATAAGCGACAGAACCAAAATTAGTATAATCTTTACTGATTGATGATATTAATCCAGCCGGATTTTCTGACCACGGAATATTCATATTCCATATCTTAACATCAAACTCGTCGGTATAACAAACAGATTCGAAATTAATAACATTATCATTCCAATGACGACTAGGTGTAATACTGTCATACATTGTTGTCATATTTGGTGGGTAAATAATTACTCTACCATAACAAACATTTGTTAAGTTTAAGAAGTTAGGTGTTGGTCTATCTAAAGTTATCACACCTAAACAAATATTAACAATCCTATATGTTAACATCGAATAACAACTACTCATATCTACCAAACAATCTGGCGGTGGAGGTAGTGGACATTCTCTACTCGGTGTAGGTGTTAAACAAGGTGTTTTAGAGGGCATTGGTGTTGGTGTTGGAGATTCACATGGAACTGAGTTAGTGGATGTTGGTGTTGGAGTTGGTGTTGTACCATATGACGCAGTAACTGAAGGTGTTACAGAAATAGTCGGGGTTGGACTTGGGGTTGGAATGTTTGAACAATAACAATCTTCCATACCTTTACCATCATAATAAATGGTGATAATGTCTCCAATAGCCGGTTCTCTAACTGAATCAGGATTACTAGGATTACTTATAAGTGTAATACTATTTGTTCCACCCAAAGAATTCATCTGAACAACATAATTTGCATTAATTGCGTAAAAATTATTAGTTAACGCGCTCCAACTAATTGTACTGTTAGTTGTATCACCAGTGAAGAATCCTCTCATAACAGCTCTATTGTAAACAGGACTTATTTGAGAATCCATAAATGGAATTCCGTATGTGTTACCAACCACCCCATCAACATAGTAAGGATATTTTACGTTACTCTTATTTGATTGTGGAATCCCACTTGAATTTTGAGCATTAAAACTCGGTTCTAATATTACAGTATCAAATTGATTATAACTTGTCGGTAAAGTATTATACGAAACCTCACTATCCCCGATTTGGAAATAGGAAATGTTAAAATTCCCTTGTGACAATTTTTCTCGTCCTACGTCAGTCAATCTTGTATTAACTAACCCTGCAGTATTTTTTATTATAAACGCCATTGACTATAAATATGTATATTTCTTTTTTATGTTGCTATTACCGTACAACAATTACAACCCGATAATTTTAAATTTGTTATTGAGTATTTTTCATCACTTGTTCCGATATAGCAATTAATTGATTCGTTTTTTGTTACGGAAGTTATTGTTGTTAACACTAAAATATCCGTATTAATTATTGTAAATTGATCCCATATTTCACCATTTGAAGTAATATAAACCGTATTTGACTGACACCCAGGGACTATACTTGAGGTTTCGGAACTACCAGTTACCTCTCCACTAGGTTTAAAACTTCCCCCATTTAATACTAAGTCACTATTACTTTCAGAAATAGACGATTCAGAATTTGGTGAAGATTTCGATGTGTTTAAATGGTTTAAATCAAACGTTAATAAAACACCATCAGGTAATGGTGGGAATATCTTAATAGTTGTTTCGTATTGTTTTGTTACACTATTATTAGATCTTTCAATAATTTTTGATGTCGTATTTAACCCAACATTATACGTTGTAGGTTTAGACGGTGAATTAATAATAACACTTAAACTATTAGTGATTTCATTACTATCCATGGTAATAACACGATAAGTACCAGAACACAAATTATTAAAAATTGGAATATTTTTATAAGTTAATCCTGAGTTAATAGAATAAGTATATGGAGGTGACCCGCCATTTGCATTAATTGTAATACCACCATCACACCCACAGATTGTTTGATTTTTGGTCACATTCATTGTTAATGGTGTTATTACTTCATCAACTTTAAATTTACCCAATAATGGGGATTGTCCTGGAAAAGACGTACAATTACCTTCATTAACCATTGCACTACCAGACGCCCCGATAATTAACCATCCACCATAAACAGGAGGATATGTTGGATTCAAATTTGATATTACATATAATGTTGGTGTTGCTGCCGATACCAACCACTGTGATTGGGATGAGTCCCAAATTATTGATTGTAGACTATCATCAGAAACCCAAGTTGGTTTCCCATCATACATTCCATTTGGATTAAAATGTATTTGTTCAACAACTATGTTATCACCTATAAGTATTTCTGTGGTCATACACATCTCATATTCATTCGGATATGGTGAAGTGGTACTCGTACTTGTGGTAGTTGTGGTTGGAGTTATCCCAGTTAAAACACAAACAGTATTTGCAGTAAAATCACCATAATAATCTGTAACTGTCGACCCATATGATCCGGCACTCAAACCATAGATAATTGGCCCAACGCCCCCGTTTGACCAAGTAACAACATAAGGTGGAGTACCCCCCGTTATAATTAAAGAAGCAATTCCATCTGTCGAATCCGGTTGTGTTGGATGAGAGACATTACAATCAACACCCATTTGAAATAATGTTATAACATTACATTCATTAATCCCTGTTGGTATACAAGACGTTTCTCCAGTAATTTGATATGGGGGTTTATTACTCATTTATGATAAATACATTTACAATTGATTTTTTACAATCCTTTTCATTATCTCAACGTATTTAATTGTTGAACTATTCGTATCTACAAAATCAAAATAATTAATATTCTCCCTTAATTTATCTAAAGGATTAACATTAATAAATTCCCCTTTATAAAACTTAGTTTCTTTTAAATTGTGAGTTACTCCCGCCATATGTAAGATGGGGTGTTTTTCATAACTGGTAATATTATCAGTCGCCCACGAAAACCCCAATTCATCCGTTATCTTTGTCTCAATCCCAAAGTCCCAAAGGTTCCATAATAAAGACCACATCTCAGCAGTCCAAAACTGTATTTCACCAGGACTTATCGGAAATCTCTTTTGATAACTCATCATTTGATCATATAGAGGTGTACAATCTTCATAAATTTTATTCCACATAAATGAATCAGTATTTTTTATAATATATTGACCACCACCTGAGTTTTCTTGATTACATTTAACACAGTCAACTGATACCCCAACAACATCTACCATCTCTTGAATTAATTGTCCTTTATTAGAAGTGGGATGATGTTTTTCATATCGTTCACAACAATCATTAATATAATTATAACCAATGTACCCAATTGTGTCTGACAAATAAGTTACATCGTCAGATAACAACGTATCAAAGTCCGGTAATTTTCTAAAGATAATATCAGCATCATGTAAGAAAAAACATTTTCCAAACTCCGGAAATTGTTCTAACCATTTATGTATTAGATATGGTTTAATATTTGGGATATAATGCTTTTGACGTCTATCATCCAAATAATGATGGACATTTATCCCCATCGATTTAAGCTCCATCGATTCTTTGGTTGGTTCAGTTTTCCCATTAACTATTGAAAATATAACGTGGATCTGACCAGGGTCGATACCCATTTCTATAAAATTATGTGAATACACTTTAACTTGCCAATGAAAATATGGAACATCGGGTTGTGCGGTCACAAATACTAAATCATTCTTCATAATACCGTTTGACTTAAATATACAAAATATTTATTCTTAGTGAATGATGATGTTAAGACTTAATCACAAAACGATTGGAAATTAAGTTTGTGTTGGGGTTGGTGTTGGGGTTGGGGTTGGTGTTGGTAGTAAACAACCTAGTTCAACCATATCACCATCAACTTCTTTAGGGGCAGAATTAACATAAACATTATTATTAGTTGGGATATATACCCCAAATGATGTACTAGATAAGGCAATTGTTGACACAACCGTATTTGTTATTGTATTGATAATAAGAACACTTTCCGGATCAAATTGATTAACATAAAGGTATCCATTTGATGGGTTATATGTTGAGTTAACTGGAGCTCCAGTTGCCGGTATTGTGATTGTCACATCAGTATTAATATCGATTACCGTAATAGTATTATCACCAGTATTCGTAACATAAATGTAAAGAGGGGTTTCAATAATTGATACTGTATTTAGAAACCCAACCGGTATTATGGAAACTACCGTATTTGTGGTTGTATCAATTTTACTAACATTATTATCTAATTCATTCGCAACATAAACATAGTTGTTAATTGATGAATAAAGAATTGTACTAGGACTATTACCAACAGGTATTGACAACACAACAGTATCTGTAACTGGATCAACAACATCAACTACGTCAAAATTTGTAATCGATACGTAAACATACCCATTAATTGGATCATATGCTAAACCATTAGATCCAATATAAGCTGTTCCGGTTAACGTAACTGATGTTAAGACACTATTAGTTGTTGTATCAATAACATTTAAAAATACGCTAAGATTATCTGTAACATATAACTTATTAACCCCATTTACATATAGAGTTCCCACCCATAAACTACCAGTACTAATTGTTGATATAACCATATTCGTTGATGTATCAATAACGCTAACTGTATCATCACCACTATTAGGAACGTAAATACATCCATTATCAGAATTATATTGGATAGGACAATTATTACCAAGACCTACGTTAATTGTTGTTATAACGGTATTTGTTATAGTATCGATTACACTGACAGAACTACTATCCGTATTATTAACATAAAGATACCCATTTGTTGATACGTAAACCGCAGATTGAGAAACTATCCCAACACCTATCGTATCTAATATTGTAACATCATAACATGGTAAGGGGGTGGGGGTTGGTGTTGGGGTTGGTTCACATGTTTGACACGCAATATCATAAGAAATTTTTAAAGATATTTTAACATCACCATCAATTAAAGAAATGTCTGAATTACAATCTGTATTAATTACGATCATATTATTTAAATAATCGATTAGTACTCCCCCAATACCACCATATGAAATCAAAATCTCTTTTACAACATCATAAAATAAACTATCTAAAGGAAATTCGGTTAAAGTAGACCCAGTGTAGAAAGATTGAATTTGAGTATCTCCATTAACAGTTACTTCCGCGTAAAATATTGTTTGATTTAATATACAATTGGTATCACCACTAGTTAAATCATAAAAACCTTCGGTTAACATTTGTTGAGGGCCTTTCCTAATAGTTTGACCTGTATTCATAAAATCACCATCACAAATATTATATGTCTGATATGATGATAATAGATTAAAACCATTAATAATTATATCTCTAGTTTGAACACACCCATTTGAATCCGTAACTGTTAAGGTGTAAGTCCCCGCAGATAAAGTATTAACATTTAATCCCGTTTGACCATTAACATTTAAACTCCAATCTAAAATAAACGGTGGTTCTCCATTTGTAATAAATGCACTTATAGTCCCATTACTTCCGTTAGTTGAGTCAGTTCCAGCTAAAACAAAATCAAGAGTACTCGAATTATCAATAGTAAACGGTAATATTTGAACACATCCATTTGAATCCGTAACTGTTGCGGTATAATTACCCGAAGATAAGTTAGTGAAAGTATACGTTAAATCACTTGTAAAAACAAAATGACCATCAATTTCAAACTTAAATGGCCCAACCCCACCTTCTGTTATATTCAAAGTAACTGAACCATCGTTTGAATCACATGTTGTACCAATGGTATCGACCGATAATTCAAATAACGTTATATTATCAATTGTATATTCCTGAGTAAACACACAAGGCCCATTATCCGAAATTGTTAAAGTATAATCTCCAGATGATAACCCGTTAAACGTCCATGTTACAAAACTCCCCGAAACTGTTGTAGAGTTACTTAGGGAATCTATCAATGTATATGTATAGGGAGGTGATCCCCCAAAAATTACAACACCAATTGATCCTGAAATATTATTACACACTGAATTTACAACATTAACTGAGGTTACAGAAAGACCCCCCGGTGTTAATAGTGTAACTGAGGCTATAAAATTACATAACCCCGCGTCAGTTACTTGAACTGAGAATATACCAGCTGGCACTCCTGTGAAAGTATGTGTCGAAGAAAAACTAACCGCAACAGACCCATTGGAACCTGAATAATAATATGGTGAGGTTCCACCTGTTATTGTTATTGTTACTTCTCCATCTGATGAGAAACAAGATGGTGTAACAACAGTGAATGCCCCTAAACCAACATTAGGTACTGTCGTTACAGTTACCCCACTACTTTGTACACATCCAGAACCATCAGTTACCGCAATTGTGTATGGGCCTGCCGTTAATCCCGTTATTGATTGTGTAGTTTGACCACCTGGTGACCATAAATAAGTATAAGGTGGTGTTCCCGTTAACCCTGTTATATGTATTGATCCCGAATTAACCGCACAACCCGCATCATTTACAACATATAACCCAATTTCAAGTGGAAGTGAGTCTTTGATGATACACGTTTCAGATTTACCCGTACACCCACCTCCATCATCAGCAACCACATAATATGTACCCGCAGATAAACCTCCAAAACTATAAGACGAAACAATACTAACTCCTGATGTAATATAACCTGAAGTCATTTCATATAAACCAAAACTACCTGTTCCATATAAATTAGTTGTTGTGGCGGTTAAAGAACCATTGTCTAATCCGCATACGGTATTCGTTTGACTCGTAATACTAACACATGTTCCTGTTGATATATAGACATTAACTGGTAAGATAGTATTCGTTGGTGAGCAACTATCAATAATATTAAATGTATATGTTCCTCCTGATAACCCAGTGTTACTATAATTTGTAACTCCTGAACCTAATGGGATTGTTGTTGTATAAGGACTAATCCATTGTATTGTATAATCAGGAGCGATCCCTAAAATATCAAGACTAAACGCCCCTGATGAATCATTCGAACAGTCTCCTGTTAGACTAATAGCATATGTTAAAGTACATGACATTAATTACATAATATATTAAAGTTTATTCCAATATTCAATTTAAAATTGATACCTTGTTCTGATACCGAACATACTTGATTAGATAACACCACAGTATCAGTTGTTGTTAAAAAATAATCATAACCATAAGTTTTTAAAGTCTCTAACCCAATTAAAAGAGCCGAATTCCACTCAGATATTGTTGGGACACTATAGACGGGACTATTGTATCCGATCCCATTAAAAAATGAATAATCAACAATAATGACATCATCGATTCTCAAATCAACAAACCACTCACTTGTCATCCCATTGAAATCACAATCATTCAAATTATACCCATTATCCGCTAAATAATTAGTTAATAATTGACCTAAAACCGCATTAAAATCTTGGATCACAGAGTTTTCCATCCAAGGATATATCGGACACTCAACTGTCTCTAATGGACAATCATGTGAGAATAAGTTTGATGTGAGCGAACATGGTTTACAAGGAACTTTCATTAGTTGGCATCCCTCTTGTCTTCTCCAAACAAATTTTTGTCTATGAAAGATCGAATTCTCAAGTCGAACCCCCGTATTCCAAATTGTTGTTGCCGGAACCATTTGTTCCACTAATCGTATCCAATAATCCCCCAATCCATTAACATATTCCATCATAGTTTTATATGTGAAATTATCATTTGGAACCCCAATAGTCTCATTTGATTGTAGATATCTCCAAAATATAGAATCTAAGGTTGGATACCCACCAGTCTTACCATTAGAAGAGAATTGTCTATTTCTAACATTAATAGTATTTAACCAAAATGTTTGAGCAAACTCAAAGAAAGTTTTTCGACTTGGTTGTGGATTAATCTCAGTCCAATCTACGCCACCTCTACTCGGATAAGGACTATACGGTTTTGGATCACAAGGTGTTGGTGGAACGTAATTTAACCCCTCATCCGGTATTGGGTAATTATATTGCTGTGACATATACCATATATCGTAAGCAATCCCTTGTCCAGGATTTAAGAATAAATCAACATTCTTAACATTCAATACTAATTTTTCATCCGACACATAATATCTAGCATTAAGATTGCCGTCAAGATTTCTTCTAATACCTATCTCATTATCAACCCAACTTTTATTGTTATCAATTGTTTCTCTTAACGTATACCCTAAATTCATAAATGGGAACTTACGATATCTATTCAAATATTCTTGACCATATGAATACGGTAATAATACTGTTTGATAATTCGGATTATTACCCACAAATACACTATTAGTTAGGTCTACATTTTCTGGAGCCCTATGTTGTGGTGTTTGTTCAAACCATCCACTACCCATTTGAAAGAAATAACTATCTGAGTTGATTGGTGTTGACGGATACCCATATTCATCCATAGGATATTCATCTATAGTTACATTAACATCTTGTATATCTCCCGTTGTTGTAAATCCAGTGTAAGTTTGACCAAAAATTGAATATATATCAGCAGTATCTAATACCGGTGTTTGTTGTACATAAGTACCTCCAGATATCTGAGAGAATTGTGTGTCAAATTGAGATATGTTAATTTTTTGATCAGCAAGATAAACATACTCATTAAAATCAATCAATGCTTCAGGAGCCCCAATTAACCTCATTAAAATTTCAATCGATTTTCTAGTTCCTTTAGATTTAAATAGATACGCAGAATTCAACACTAAATTTCTATAATATTGGTAATTCAACTCATCTGGTGTTTGTTCTTGAGATAACCCAGGATAAACCGAAGCCTCATTATTTTTAGTCCCAAAGACTGATGTCAATAAATCTGTTTCTGATATTGGTGAAATATTAGTATTCCACCCAAGTGTTTGTGCAAGATTTTTAAGTAATTGTGATGGTATATCATTACCAACATTATAATTAACAGATGTCATATAAGATAATGCTGTTATGTATTTTTTAACATCATCAAAACTTTTACCATAAATCTGTAACACTTTCTCAACTTTCTGATCTTGAGTGTCAAACTCTTTAAATGATCCCGTTGTTAAAAATCTCGAAACTAAATTTGTTCTATATAAATCAAAAGATTCACTAAGATCACTTATTGAAATAATATACGTCTCAAAAGATTTTGTAATGATATCAATATTCCAAGTCCCATATAATGGCCAAGTAATATTTTTATTCTGAATGTAATACGTCCCATCTTCAGATTCCTTCGGTATTTTAAATGTTGCCGTATATTTTGGTGTGACGTTTCTGTTTAATAGGAAGTTTTCAACTTCGTCTAAATTCTCATTAAACACCTTATTAACTTCCAAGTCATTTGGTCGTATAACCAAATCATCAGTAGTTACGGTCTGACCTGAAAACGGATCCCCATAAACATACAATTTCAATGTCCCACTCGTTAAACTTGTTGTTGGAACGATTCCCGTTACTCCATACCCAACCCCATTATAATAAAGTGAGTATTTTGCATACTGAACTTTCATATCTCTTAATGGAGAGACTTGGATTTCCTTTAATTGTAAATTTCTAGTTGAGTTTACCGTAAAGTCAACGTCAAATGGATTACGTAATCTAGACAAATCTAACTCAAAACTAGTTTCATTATTTTTCTTATCATACGTAATATTATTAGCTGTAGGTCCCGTCACATAATTAGGCCCCATATAAGTAACCTCTAACGCTCCCGGGAAATAACTAATTATTGTAGTAATTGACGCAGACATTCTTTTAACCATCGAACCATACAATGTAAAGTTAGTAACTTGAGTTAAATCGAAATTAGGGTATACTTTGAAATTGTTTTCAATAATCGCTTTAGATTGATCAAGACTCTCAATCCCTAACGAACTTAAATTTATTGGTTCTGAAAATGTCCCAGTATTAAAAGTTCTATTTGTTTTCTCATTTGCCGATGTGGTAAATTCAAAATTCCCTTGCGTAAGACCTCCTCCCGACACAAGTTGTAAACCAACTAAGTTATCTGAGAAAGTACCAGCACCAGTTACGGGTTGTGGTGGACAAGTGTATTTCTTAATCGCCATTATTGAACTATGTTTGTGAAGTTTTTACTAAAATCAATATTATTACCTCTATCTTGTCTAACCTCATATAATAATTCATTAAATTGATCTCTAATTTCGTATAAATTGTATTGTTTATAGATGTTATTTTGATTGTCGTATAAGGTATAAACACCATCATCAATAGATTTAGTTTGATTACCAAATAATGCAATAGCCAATGTTGAGAAATCATGTTCCGCAATTTCAATATCCAAAGTGATTGGGTTGAAAAAAGTATTGGTTATTATAATATCCTGATCAGGTTGACCTATATAAGGAATTGCATTAGGTTTATTTGTCGGTGCCGAGGACGGTGACAATGTGCAAAACACTAAATTAGTATTATTATCAGTATATCGATATCTAATAGATTTCTGAGATGTATTTGTTAAATTTTGAACAACTGGCTCACAGAAAAATGAAGAGGTTATTAATCTAAAAAAGTTAGGTATTTTTGTTCCATCAGAATTTAAATATTCAATTCTAAACCCAATTAACCCCTGATTAATAAATTTATTTCTATATTGTGATGGTACTGAATTTAAATCAATAACAATACCTCTAACATTAGGTAATGCCGATAAAACCCCACAATCTAACACTGTAGTTCTAATTTGAGCCGGTCTAATCAACAATGTATAAATTCCAATCTTATTGAATTGATCCGCAGGTAATTTCAAATTATATAACCCACCTAAAATTTCAACGCCAGGATTTCCTCCTGTACTCGCATTATTGAAGTATGGTCTTAGGATAGACGGAGCGTCTAACTTAGTTAAAACAAAATTATCAGTTTCGTCTCTCGATGGGGTGTAATTTAAGATTATCTCCACATCTTCGGGGGAGACATCGGCGGGTCTTATGGTTCCGTAAGTAGCAGTTGCCAAATTTTTATAGTATTAATTCATTTATTGTTATTGAACATTTAGTTCTTTTTTTAATGTTTTCTTCCCAAGGAATAAACTCCAAATTTTTAATTCCCCCAATAATTTCAGGTGATATATTATTTTTAAATCCTTCTATAATTGAATATTTATGGTCTAAATGAAACGCCCCGTCAACACCAGAATTATTTCTTTTTCCATAATTAGGTAATTGATTGATAGATTGTTGTCTTGTGAACCTCATAACATCATTTTTATATTTTTTATAATCATCTTTAATATTTAAGTATTTGTCATATGATATCCCTCTAAATCTTTTTACAGTACCAACCGAGTTTCCCTCACTCATATTTCTACGATAATCGGTTAATTGTAAATATTTGTCAATAAAAGATTTTGTTAATCCTAACTGACAACCAATTTCTTCAGTATTTTTATAATCATCCAAATACAACTTTTTAATTAAACTAATTTGTTCTTCAGATAAGTTAATTTTAACACCATTACTACGACCTTTCCTTAATATATTTTTTTCTTTTAAAATTCTTTTAATTGGTGTAATACTGACATTAAAATCTATTGAAATTTTTTTTGCCGATAACCCTTCGTTATATTTTTTAATTATTGTATCAATATCGTCAACACTAAATTCTTTTTTAGTTTTATCTCTATCTTCAATCCAAACATTTTTTTCAATCAAAATAGTTTTAACATTTTTGCGACCAATATTTATCATCATACTCACCTCACTATAACTAACCCCATTTTTATATAATTTAACTACCTCGCTAACAACCTCATCACTATATATTTTTTTCATGTGAGTTGGAGAACAGTTATTACACTTCCAATTTTCTCGGATAGAACATTTTAACCTACTTTTAGTAGTGTAAGATTGTATTCCCCCACAATTAAAACAAGTTTTAATATATTCTTTATTACTCATAACAATAAATATCCATTTTATATTTTTATAACATTGAAAAACTTAAACCCATACTTTTCAAGGTCACCAACATTATCAACTTCCCCTAATCTCTCAAGTCTCTCTAATGCCGAGTTTTTACCTCTCTCAATGAAGACGTTGGATTGTATTTCTGCTTCATCAATTACATTTAATAATACTTCATTTTTTGTTATTGCCGAACAAACCATCATGTCAGGGGTCATTCCAGAAGAATAAACCGTAAATACAGTGGTTCCATCGTTATAATCATAGTAGTTAATGTCATTAATTGTATAGGCGGTGTATAGGTTATCGATAGATGGCCCAAAAAATGTCCCAACATTACCCGAGGTACCTGTCACCTGAATACCTATTTTATATTTCCCACCAAATAAACCAGGATTATATTTACTACCGTATTGAGTTAAGTCATTCATCGTTGAATTTGTATACCCCGTAATTAGGAATGGAACTGTGGTGTAATTATAACTTGACTGATCATATACATCACAATTAGAATCCCCCGTAAATAAATAATCATACATAAATGATGTTCCTGTCCAATTCCCCCCCGCAGGTGTGAAATACGCAGTTCCATTAGGGTTAGTGGCAATAATATTCGTAAATGGTACCGTAACATCTTTTTTAACCACATTATAACCCCACGGACTCATCCCAGACATTGTAATAGTATAGTTACCATTAGAGGCATAAGTGTGAGCATAATAATTAGGAGCTGTATAAGGAACTAATTCTAATGGTGAACCATCTCCCCAATCAATTTGGTAAGTCGCAAATGATAAATACTTTTTAAATTCAGACTCTGAAGTATTATAAAAATAATAGGTATAAGGTGAAAATGTTGTTGCGGAAAATAAAAAATTAGTCATTGTTTCTTTTTGTATGACCATTCCATCAAACACGGAATAATATCCAATATCAATTGTGGTTTCAGTTAATAATATAGGTATGGTTAATCCTGTTAATAAAGAATCCCCACTTGTACCACCACTCACAATTTGTGACATTCCCGAATACACCCGAGTATATCCAGTGTATTGACTAGTTGTGGTAGTTGTCGTTATATCACAACAAGGATCCCCACTTAAATTAAATTGTGATGTACCAGCATCGTAAGATGCAAGAAATAAATCTCCATTAATAACTTCCGGGGAAATTCGTATACTATAATATCTATCGTCCATTATGGGTTAATATATTCATACCATTTTATTGGTGAACCCGCACCTATACGGCTATTTAAATAATCAAATACTTGGTAAGTTTTTGTGGTATAATCTAAAACCACTTTATTATAAAAGTATCTACCACCATCAAATATGAATTTATCGGGTAAAATTCCTTGTGGTTCATTCATCATCTTAACGAAAACACCAAATCTGCCGTCAAAAAATTTAGCTGACATGTAGAATGTATCAATATTTAAATAAGTTATATCTTTCAACCAATAAATAAAAAACCCTTCTTTATCACCAACAAAATCCAGAGTATAAGACGGTTTTCTAATATCAACATTTGGTGTTAATGGTGATATACTCACATTTTCAGTCGCCCCTTGTTGTACAGGAATTATGATTGTAAAATAATTAGTTTGACTTTGGGAATCTTTTGTGTCGTAAAAATCAAGTTTAAAAAAAGATTTGGTAAACGGTTTTTCATAAAAATAAACCTGTGTTGGTGAAAACCCAGATGGTACCGCATTTGGGAATAAATAACTATTAACCCAATCGGTTGATGTTGTAGACGCAATCACAGGAACACTAGAGTCATAAAAATGAAAATCATATTTAATTTCAGTTTTTTGATTTGGTTCATAAGATAAATGACTAAATCTTGATACCTCATAATCTTTAGCAATACCAATAACATCCGTTAAAACATCTTCTTCATAAATCTCAATACTATCATCTCTACCATAGAAATCCCATTTAATTTCAATAGGTAAATCGATAGCTTTGTTTCCCGTTGGGATGGTAAATAAAAATTTGTTACTCACAATTATCAATGGTTGGATCTGCGATTATGGTTTGTTCACTATAATTAGTTCCTTCTGGTATTATTCTAAAAATAATATTACGAAAAGGGTAGTGAACACCGTTTAAAAAGGGGTAATTTACGCCAATACCACCACTATCAACAAACCCATACGGATATAAATCTCTCCATATAAACGAATCTTTAGTTGTTGAGAAATGAGCATAATCCGGTATCCCAACAACATTTTTAATATCACCATCTTCAATATAATCTGAAAACACCCTTGTTGTTAACACATGATGTGGTTGATAATAATACCCAAGTTGATTCTCCACCGTAGTCCCAATTCTAAATGAAAAAGGATTAAATCTTAATTTGTGAAATATGTTTGAGACAACCCTCTCTTTTTGGTCATAATCATTCCATTCACAATAATCACCATCAATAACATCCCCCTCTTTAAGGGATTCAATATATGTGAATGTTATTGGCCCTGATGCTGGGCCAAACCCTGTACTAATAGGGGTTGTATACGTATTAATTGGGAAATTACAATCGGAATTACTTTGTCCATTCGACCACCAAGAACTAGGTTGACCTAATGGGTTTAAAGGTAAGTTAAATTCAAACCCTTGTTTTAATCCGTGATATCCTCCCAACCCATCTGGTATACCAAACATCCATCCAAAATAACCTTTATATATAACGGTAAAGAATAATTCAGTTATTGGTCTTTTTTGGTTATCTCTAATCGGATTAACACTAATATCTTTATTAAAAGATAATGTATAAGATTGAGACCCTTCTTTAATTGATACTCTAGCGATATGGTCAGGTGTTAATCCACTACTTTCATATTGTTTCTTTTGTCCAAAAACATTTTGCTCAAATCCAGCTTTAACTAAAATAGCATTTTCCGATTCTGTTAATAATTTATTTCTTCTAACATAATACGTTGAAATCGTATCCGCCTCATGGTCATTTAATATCACCCTTTTTGCCGTCCCTATTACACCATCATTAAAAACTCCAGGTAAGTATCCAACATCAATAATGTTAAAAACATATTGTTCGCTACCAAAAGTATCAACCCCTAAAGAATCTATTTGAAATTTATCAATACCATTGTATAAAAAATTTAACTTAACAAATTCACCAACCGACATTCCGTGTTTAACGGGACATCTAAATGAAATCGTATTCATACCATTATGGGTAGTATTCTCAATAATAAAAGGAATCCCATCGCCCACAACCCACGTCATTGATGCGAACGTCTTTTTATCCGTTGCGGTCATAATTTTAGTATAATCATTTTCATACCCATAACTAACAAAGAAGTTCCAATTGTAACTTGACGCGCTTTGGGGTATAAATGTTAAATGTTCATTCGGTGATTGGGTATATCCCATAACATTATAATCTGTTCTAATAAAATCAAATTCATTATACTGGGGAAATCCTGACCACGACACATCGTTAGGGGGATTAGTACATTGGTCAATAGTCGCAGCAATCGAATTTATATAATATAAATTATTTTCAAATGGGGGGTAATTGGTAAATCCGGAATAAGAGTTTTGAAATAAAAGTGAAAATTTACACGTAGGTCTAATAACATCAGAATTTTGTCGTTCATCATTAAAAAGTCGTTCTAAATCAACATCAATATTTCTATCAAACTCAACATTCTCTTTTACTGTCTGTATTAATGGTACGTTAAATAATAATGTTGTGTCCGGAGCGGATTTATAACGTAACGAACCTAAAATTACCCTAATATCTTGTCTATTTCCCATATTAATCAGTTATTGTTTCAAATGATAACCATTTAGTCGCAAATCTATCGAAAGATGTTTTACCCTTTTTAAGTCCAAAATAAAAATGGAATGGTGCCCCTACGGTTATTGTTCTGGATAATGGTATATTAGGGTCTTGTGTTGTAGGGTTAGGTTCATATAGACCAGCACCATCAACTTGATATATATACCCTTTAAAATCTTTAATGTTTGACGTTGATCCTCTAAAATATCTTGAATTTGGGTCAAGCCTATCCAAAGTTTGGTATTTATGTGTGAAAAACTTAAATCCACTAATTGGTGATGTATACCAATCATTACTTTGACTACCAAAGATACTATCACCGACCGAATTTGATTTAACTTCCCATTGATATAACGGGATTTCTTGAGTAAACACGTTGATATTATTGAACGTGCACGAATCCGTAATCGCAGCATTATTATTAATAATCGTTCTCCGAGGTGTAATAAAGTCTCTAACTTGAGTATCAGATGAAAAGAATATACCAATAATCCCATTACCAACGGTAAAACTATTAAAATAAATAGGGTCTTGGGGTGGACCTGGAGCTGTCGGATAATTCTCTGGCTCAAAATCAGCAACCCCCAACTCAGAACTAATCGATATCATTTGAGCATAATCCGCATCCACAAATTGTTTACTTCTTTTATCAAAATAAGATAAAACATTTGCCCCTCCTGTCCCAAACATTTGACCCAAGAAACTTGTATTCGTTAATCTACTAATAATAAATAAATTTAAAATCTCAGAAATATCTGTAAATGTTGTTTCACCTAAATTATTAACAACATACCCATCATAATCATCGGACATCGTAATTTCTTGTAGATACTGACTTCTAGGTCCTAAGTCCATAATTGTTGTTGGATATTTTAAATTTTTAGAATTCCCACCATAAGTGCCACTACCTGACAAAGGTGTTGGAGCATCCGACCCAATAAACCCAACACCATTTTTCCATGGACTACTCCTATAATAAAAATTGTTTGTGGGATGTAAAACCAATGTGTCCCTACAATATTTACTATAAGGTCGATTTAAAGAATCATAAAATCTATCATTTTTAAATGAAAACGCGTATAACGATCCATTAATCCAATTGTTAGTGAATATATGAGACCATACATTACGACAAGCAGCAAACGTTATTTGTAATCTTGACGACCATTCAGTAATTAAACGAAGATCCCTCGGTAAACTTAAAAAGATTGTCGTTACTAATACATAACACCCATTTACCATAATATTTTTACCTTCACATGTATAACAGTCGTCACCATCTGGTGCAACGTCAACTTCATTTACATTTGGTAGATAACAACTTAATGGAACCATACCCCCACAAGTAAAGGTCTCTAAAATCGATGTGCTCACACCTGTAAAAGCTTCTTCTGAAAATTCTCCCGAATCAGAAATAGATGGAGAATTAGAAGCAGTACCTCCCAACGTAGACGATGTCCCTTCATCACTAATTAAAAACGCCCCAAAGCTAGTATTACTATGTAATGCGTAACTATTATTAAGATTATTAACTACTGATGTGGATGTTGGTAATCTGTCCGATCTCATAACAATTTGATTACCCGAAGAACCTAAATTAGTATAACTATATGTTCCCGAATATCTTGGTGCGTAATAAATAGCATTATAACCAAGATACGAATTATTAGGTTTCATTATAATATTTTGTAACATAACGGATCCCCCATCAACAATCTCATTTATAAAATAACCTCTATTATCCGATGAATAAGTATTAACCGTCCAATCATAATATCCGCAGATCCCAGGGATAGGTGGTAGCCAAACATATTGATCCCACTCAATTGTAAATCCATTATACGCCCAATCAATTAATGGATCAGGAACGAATGAATTAATTGATGCGGATTTAGTAGACAGTTCAGTATGACAAGCCGCATATAACCCTGGTGATCCCGCAGCAGGGACAAAACTAATATTACTATCATCAAGAGATGAATAATAACTTGGTAAATTTGATGTAAAACCCGTAAAACCAGCATTTGCTGGGATAGGTTCAGGTAGAAAATGAAATGAGTCATAATATAAATTCTCAGTAGTCCATGGATCTGATTGTGTAACATCAGATGTCATATTATGTCTAACAGAAGCAAACGACCCTTGTATTGGGTAATTTAATTTATACAGTAATGTTGGCCCACCCACAACTAACGACGGAACACTAGTTGGATATCCAAATAATTTACTTAAATCGTATGAATTTTGTAACCTTGTTGAGTTAGGGTCAACACCTCTAACTAAAAACGTCAAAACTTGTAAACCCCCATCTAAATATGACTGTAAAGGATTCTCCCTCAGAATAAGAGGTGAACCAGACCCAGCTGAAGATTCAAACGCACAATTATTACCAGTAACATATGTGAAAACCATATCGTTATTTAAATAACGATTATTTAAAGTAATGTCACTACCAACAGGGTTAGATAACCCTGAGAATGAATTATATGTCATTGCCGTAATAACTTGATAATATTCAATATCAATTGGGAATTTGGCGTATAATGCATCAGTAGGATCTTGATTTATTATATATAGTGAGTTTGGTGGCGATATCGTACCTGACCCATCAGGGTTCGCATAATTAATTTGTAACGTTCCCGAATTATTTATAGTTGTTCCTGTTATACTTTTACTTCCAAATTGGTTATATGTAGTAAACCCAGTAATATTAACATCTGTTGATAACATAGGGTCTTGGAAGGAAATTAATTGTCCTGGTTGAAGTAGGGATGAGTTAGATGGTTGACATGAAATAACCAATACATTATCATAATGAAATTTTGCCAATGGATTATTTAATGTTGTGTCAAACGTAACTTTAATCCTATTCTCCCCACCACCTGGATTTAAACCACCAAGATTATCAAAATATTTAGCTTTATTATTGAATAAATTAATTCTTTCCGCCAAAGTAATACTTGTTGTGAATATCTGTCCGTTATTACTAGGATCCCCATATGACTGAAGTTGAGGGGCTAATGATGTTGGTGTTGGGTGAAGAGTGTCTATATACGCACCCCCCATTATATTTTGAAACTTATATGGTTCCGACCATCCAGGATTAACATTTTGATAATTACCCGCTAATGTATATGTTGATAAAAATGCTGAGGATGGAGGCTGGGGTGGAATAGACCCACCAACACTAGCGGCCGAAGCTCCCGTTTCATCAATTGATGTACCTTCATCACACGAACACATTTCACAGTCAGGGTACGATAAATTAGGTATGGTTATGTTTTTGAAATTTTCTCTAACCTTATATATCTTAATTGTTAAAAACGTAACTGTAATCGCCCCAAGTAAACAAGCCAAACCAATTAATGCAAATGGTAAAATTAAAAGTAACGCAGGAAAAGACACCCCCGCTGCTATAAAATTTTGAACCGCTAAAGTAATCAGATATAAACCCAACATTACTAAAAGTGGTATTAATACGAAATTAACCAAAAAAGCAAAAATGTGCATCAAGATTACTGTTATGTACACCAAGGGTTTTGTTATAAAAAATAATATAATAAATAACAAATAAATAAGATCAAATCTTAATACAGAATCATTAGTAGGATATTTAACAATCTCACTTTCACATGAATCATCCATGATATTTTTAATCGATACCATCCTATTTGATAAATATCCTTTCCTATATTGATCCATTAATTGTGAAACGGTATAAACTTTATTATACATCATCTCATAAAAAGTATCTTCACAATTAACAGCCGATGGTACATCCGCATAATCATTCCAATCTAAGCTAAACGCATATGATTTAATCGCGTCTTGATAGATAACACTTGACGGGGAATATTTTAGAGGGTCGTCATCACTACTTACCCACCCATACTCTCTAATATTAGGTACCAAGAAATATCCTCTCTTAACCGGCTCACTCAATGTTGTAGACTGATTCCATTTTACTTTAAAACGATATTTCCCCTTTGTTGGGACACCCTTTTTAGAATCATTAGATAAAACTCTCTCCCCAAACTCATTAGTGATCACATAATCCATATTCATTGGGACATCAATTAACCAAGTTCCATTATCATCAATGACTTGACCACCACCCTCTAATTCAACAGTCTCCAATATAGGTTGACCATTAATATCAGGATAAATTGTTTGTCTTATGGCTAAAATTTCTCCAGGACCCGCAACTAAATTACAAAGGTTCCCTTGTTTTACTTTTGGTTTACAATTTCTTTTCTGAAACTGATCGTCATTAGATGACATAATAGACCCCATGAATATTGATGTTGGGGTTATCAAAATATTAGCCCCCGATGTCAAATCAAAATCAGTTCTTGTTACTCCTAAATTACAAACCTCAGGTTGTCCCCATAATGGTTCCACCTCAATATTATTATTCAAACTTATTATTTGAGGTAATTCATTTAAATTTGTCGAGCTTTTAAATTTATTTCCAGCAACTTGATCCGGAGTAGCAACACCCATACGAATTAAATCCTGAGGTGATAATGAAAACTCCCCAATGTCCGATAAATCAACATCAACATGAATTGTTTGATCCCCAGTTGGTACACCAAATATCATGTAATCACCACTTTCATTAGTTTTTGCCGTATACTTATAATACTTGTCATAAACCTCAATAAGTGTTGGTTCAACTAAAACATCATGTTTATCAAAAAAAGAACCTGTTGGTGAATGATTACTATATGATGGTAGATATGGTAATAAATTATATCTATATCCATCCTCATTTAAATCTGTTAATGTTTTATATGGATATAACTCGGAAATAATAGGGTTTGCTGCGTCAGTATCCGATAAAGGTATAAAGACCGATACTTTGGCATTAGGTATTCCAAAACCATCATTCGCGGTAACTCTACCAATAACAACCCCATAATCGGAACATTGTCTTGTATATATTTGACTCGGTAATATTTTAAGGGATAAAATCTCAAGATATTCAAAATCTTGGTCGATTAAAATCTTAATTGATTTATCCACCCCTACTTGAGTTCTTATCCTATATGAATTTGACATTATTGGTCTTTTTTGATAAATAGTTTATATGCTACTTTCAAAAAGATAAACCATTATTTATATAAATAAATTATCAGGTGAAATTAACTGTTTTTAAATTCTTAACCCTAACATTAATATCTTTATTTGGAAATCTTACTTGATACGTCTGACTTGGTTCCGCAAATATTGTCTCATCAATCAACTCAATCTCTCTAGTATCAAGATCTAAATATTTTTGAGATGTTTGAGATGATGAGTATTGCCCACCAACTTTATTAAAAACTTGAATATTCGAAACTGAAATAACACCATTTTCACTTTGTATTTCTCTCCTAATTTCAGAAATATATACATTCTGACCCATCTGTCTATTTGAAGGATCAAAATATGTTGAAACAATATTAACAATTTTAGAAATCAACGATCCCTGATTTTGACTATTATCTAACACGACATCTAAGTTCATACCTAAGTCAATAACACTTGCTGTCTCAACCGATATGTAATCATTAATCATTCTATAGTTAGATAAATAATTAGCTACATTATTTTTCAATGTGTTTGAAACAATTTCGGTTAGTTTACCCGAATCATCATAAGACAACATTTTTATTTTAATCTTATTATTTTCTTCCGTTATCGCCACCTTAGCAGGAGCTCCAAACTGTGAGGGCATTGTTCTAATAAGAGAATCATAATCATTAACAGTTACCGCCCTATTTTGTGCCGAGAAATTAAACCCAACTAAATTTCTTACCTCTTCTGTTGTTGGAGATGCTGACCCCCCAATTGCCGCTGTAACATTATTACAACTTAATGAATTAACAACACTAGTGTTAATAGAATCTGAAGGCCCATTAACAAAGAAAGAAACCGTACCAATTTGAGATATAACATTAACACCCAAATTACTTCCTGTACCACCTCCAATTCTATATTGAATGAACATTGTTGTATTAGATTTAATAGTACTACCTAATGCCAAATTATTAGAATATTTATATAGATTTAATTCATATCCATTTCTCGCAAACTCTCTTAATTGTTCATCCGCAGATTGACTACCACCACCAAAAGTCATTTTTAAAAACCCTTCTGGAGTAAATTCAGTTATAAATTTATCGCTCGTCTCAATATACTTCCCAACTTTAATACCCGGTCGATCAGACACTTTAGTAGGATCTTCAATGAAGACTCTATCTTCAACTAAAGCCTTAACTTCATACCATCTATTATCTAACCCTAAAAATTCTTGTGAAGAAGGCATATTAGCATATTGAGTTCCGTCTTTTAATAAAACACTTGTTATACCTAAAACGTTTTTTTCAGGTAAAAACATTTCAAAAAATGGTTTAACATCATTAGGTGTCATAACTCTTTTAAACACCTTAGTTATACCATTAACAACAGTTTCTCTTTTTACAATCGTATAATTAAGTAATTTATTATTTGAATCAAAATTAGGAATTTTTAATCTATTAGGATATCCATCAGCATTAAGACCCGATGAGAAATCAATATCATAAACAGTTTCAAATACTTGACCAGCACCACTAACTTGAGACCCTCTTCTTAATATACCACAATACCTTAAATCTTCTTTATCCCCAAAAGCAGGAACAGTTATAGAGAAATCAACTAAAGCAACCGACGGTCTTTGACCAGGAATCTTTAATCCATAAGTTCTTGCAATATTAAAAATTGACGATCTTTGTTGAGCATATTGTAAAACAGTTTCCTGAATACTTCTATCAATATTAAACTGTAAGTTATCACTAACAGCAGCATTTAAATCTAATAAGGCCGAGAATACTGACGCATCATTAAAGTTGTCAATTAACTCGGGATAGTATGTTCGAGTAAAATTAATTAATTCAGTCCTTATTGACTGAAAATCCCTTGTCGTATACGATATTTTTTTATTAGCCATATATTATTAAATATTAATGATTACAAAATCACTCTGATTAAATGCTGAATCAGTAACTATATAATCAATCTTAATTTTAGCGGTATGTTCTTTTTCACTAATACCAGGAACCCGATAAACTCTTGAATCCCCATCAACATAAGTACCTTTATCTTCCTCTCCATTAGAAGCGTCAGTTACACTTATTTTAGTTATAGTAATTCCCGGAATATATTCAGAGACTGAATCTCTTATCTCCGCCTCAATATCCGAAAATGTTGGCCCATCCATAGGTTCAAAAATGTATTCATAAAGTCTAGTTCCAAAATCAGGTAAATAATATCTAGTACCTTTTCTTGTTAATAATAAATGAATCAAATTTGATCTAATCTCCTCATCAGCAAAATTTGATAACGAAACATAATTACCTTTTAAAGAATCTCTAAAAGGGAAGTTAATACCATATGTTTTTCCTTCTGCCATTAATCATAAATATAGTGTTACAATATTTTCGGTGAATAGATATAAAATAAAAAATCACGACAAGTGTCGTGATTTCTTTTACAATTATTTTATAACCGTATTTCCTTTTTCATATCTAGGATTGTAAGGACAATGTAAACATTTATTCCCGCAACAACTACCCCTTCGTTTATGATAACTTTCAGTCATCATCATTCTACCTTGTTCCCAATAAAAATCAGTAGGTAGAAATTTATTTTTGGTAGTAGTTTCTTTAATATGTAATTGGAAGATCCAATCATCTGTTATAATACCCATGTTAATTATTTTATTTCACATCCGTCAGCCCCACACGCAATTTCACCACTTAGGTCTGTTTCATCAGAATATTCAATAACTTTAGTCAAATCAATCGAATGTATTTTAGTTACCATAGCCTCAAATTCTTCTTTAGTACAATCGGTAAAAGGTGCTTGAATATATGATCCTCCGTCGTGGGGTAAAACTGATAGACCATTATAAAAATCTTTGTTATTCCACATCCATTCTCCCGCTAAATCCCAATCCTCAGGTTTTAAACTGATTGTGGCAGACACGTTATGTAAATTAGAACCACCTCTATGTCCGGGTCTAACCCACTCTTGAGTTACTCTTTTAACTCTCTCCAATAATTGGAATGGACTTTCCGTTCTCAATATTGCCCCTTCGGGTGCCTTTTGTGGTACCGAAATAACTGCGGTATCGTGAGGTCTAAAGAATTCATCCTCAACTAGTTCTGGATGATTTTGACTTAAATATTGATAGATAGATTCATTTTTTCCAACACGAATTCGTCTAATATAATAATCGTTATGCCAAGCGTGGATTCCTGAAGATGTTCCCAAAGTTAATGATGTTGTTCCCGCAGGTTTTACCGTAGTTGTTCTTGCAGATTTATTAATCCCAATTAATTTAGCAACTCTTTCATTTTCTTCTTTAACAATCTTAGCCGATTCTTTCATATTATATCCCAACACAACACCTGAACCAATCCCAGTCATAGAGACCCCAATCAGGGCATCTTTTTCAGTAGTTCTTTTCCAAACATCTCTTAAATAGTGGAAGTTAGTGTAACCTGCTTGTAATGTTCCAATGAATGAAGCTGCTCTAACACGATTATTTAAATCTTCTTGAGATTCAATATCAGAAACATTTACCTCACATAAGTTACAAAATTGATTTGGTCTCAATGCGATTTCACAACACGGATTCGTTCCCCAATCTTTATCATTTGAAAAATAAATTCCTGGTTCACCTGCTCCTGAAGCTTCAATACGTTTCCATAAATCCATGAAGAAGTCTTGAGTAATTTTATGTCTCAATAATACTGCCGAATTGTTAGCTCTACCTCTTTGTGGATTTGTTTCCCACCAACTACCTGATTTACAAGAAATCATTTCTTGGTCATCAGCACTGAATAATGAAATTAATGCTGCTCGTCTAATTCCACCCGCAAGAACCGCATCGGCAATATGACAAACCATATCATGAACCTCTATTGGTGTCAATCTATCCCCATCTTCTTTTGATTCCAAAAGACCTTTCAATTTATGTAAACAATCTTTAAGTGGTTGTGGACCCGGAGCTTTTCCCCCAGAGGTTACAAGTTGAGCACCTTTATGTCTTATGTCAGAGAAATCAAAATCGGGTGTTGATATTTGTTCACCAAAATAAGATTTAAATAACACTTTAATCGCGTCAGCCCACCCTTCAATTGAGTCACTAATTAGATATCTTCTTTTTCTAGTTTCACTCGGTTTTCTAATCTCAGGTAGTTTTTCTACGTGATGTTTCTGTACTGAATATCCAACACCCGTTCCACCTAATAACAAGAACATTGATTCAGAAAACGCCTCCAAGGAATCAATTGGCAAATATGCACAATTATAGATCCTGTTTGGAGAAATTTCAATTGGTTTTCCACCAAATTGCATTGACCTCATTGAGGGTAATACTTTTTTATCATACACATATTTGTACACCTCTTTAATCTCACTCTCAAGTGATGGGTATTTTTTAATGTGCATATTAATGTTTCGGGTTACTAACTCTTCCCAAGTTTCACGTCTATTTAATTCAGGTACAAATTTTGCGTACTTCATATAGACAGTTAAGTCCGATAAAATCTTTTGTGATGCGTCCATAATTTTTCTTTTGTTTTATTTATTATTGTTTTTCTCTTTCTTTTCGTTTGTCAATCAAATCTTTGATTCGTTGTCGATTTCTTTCTTCTGTTTGTTCTTCAAGACCTAAAAATGTAACTGATGACTCTGTATCAATCTCTAACATACCATTATCAAATTTACAATTTTCAAATACAACACCATCATCCCCAATTCTTGATTTAGTTATCGCAATGGTTGCCAATTTCATTTCTTTTTGAGTTAATGACTTAGCAATTGAAATGATGACGTGACCAACTTGAGCTTTTTTAATTGAACCCCCCATTTGATCTGTTGTTACAACATCTGATGAGATTGAACTTCTATTTCCTTGTGTTGCCGTCCATCCCACTAAATCCATCTCATGACACATCGCCTCAAATGCTCTCATTACAGATCCTTCAGATTTCCATTCATCACCAAGATTTTTATTAGGTACCACACAATCAATATAATCAAGTAACACCATGTCAATCTTGATACCATCTGCCATCATTTTTCTAATTTGACCTTTGATTTGTAACATAGTTACAGTGTCTGACGGTAATTTTTTAAGTATTAACTTATTCGGCATAGAGTCTTTGATCTCTTTAACTTTAGCCATTACCTCTTCTTTCTTCACAGTTAACTCATCTGGATGTACTTTCGTCCATAATGTGATGTGTTTTCTCTGAATGATTTTAGGGTTATCCTCAAAAAATATTTGAAGAACATTATACCCTAAGTTAAATGCGTGGTTAGATATTTTAGTTAACATCGTTGATTTTCCAACACCAGTTGGTGCTAATACAACTCCGATTTCACCTCTCGCCAACCCACCTTTTAAGAGACGATCAATACCTGGGATTCCCATTGGTATTGGATGTCTATAATCTTCGTTTAAAACCTCATCCAAGTTGTTGAAAACGTCTTCCATACCATCTTCTCTTTCCCCTACTTGTAAGGCCTCTCTAACCAAAGTTTCCAAAGTGTCATAGTTCTCAAACTCACCACCATCAATCACTTTTTGAGCCTTAGTAATCGCTTTCTGCAACTCTTGTTGTTTACAGAATTTCAACGCTTTTTCTTGAACAAATTCTTGTCCATCAGTTGGAGCGTCTTTAATTTTTGTTAGAGTATCTAATACAATTTTAGACGCTAACTCTTGTTGTAATTCTGATTTGGTAATCTGATCTAAAGTATCAAACGTTGGAGTATGTTCATATTTCATATAATACTCCTTAACCATTTGGATAATTATTTTGAAATATTTATTCTCAAAATAATTACTCTCAATCACATCAATAATTGATCTTGAGAAGTCTTTATCGATTATGATTTGATTTAATAATTGTATCTGAAAAGTACTCCCTAGATAATCGAAATTTTTGTTTGATGACATATAATTTTAGTATTGTTTAAGATAAGTATTCAACCTTTGTCGGAATTCCAAGATACTCATATGTTAAATTTTTCTCCGAAAAAATGTCAGTCAATTCCGAAAGTATACTTTTTATGTGCGGACGTATATCCACGGTGTATCTTATCTTTGGCGGGAAGATTTTCGCATCCATCTGTCTATGACAAATTGTCATGTCCCCCTCCTTAATAAAAATGTTAAAATGTTCAGGCCCATCTGTATTTGAAGTTTCAATCATCATAGGATTCTGCTTAATTTCATAAGAATTATCCAATAAATAACTTATCGACTTCATCTTTAAAACCCCCTCCAACGTTCCCTTCAAATCATAAAGATACTCATAAAATTCAAGCGAATTCTTAGCATCAGAATTATAATCCCTAACATTAAAAAATCTTTGGACAATAATATTGTCATTAACCATCATCAAAAATTCTAGTTTGGTTGTTTCTTGTTCTTTCATAATCATTGTTATTTTTGTTTAAATTTTTCTTTTTCTTTTCTTGTTAATTTTAAAAATGGGGTCAAGAAACTTACCCAATTATTATCCCCCTTAGGTAGATATTTAAAAAGACCATCCTCCATCATCATCTTAATAATGTTCCTATGCCCCCTACCATCAGGGTCTAAAGATTCTTTGTAATATAATTCAACGAGATCCCTACCTTCATCAGTAATAAGAGGGTTTGATAAATCAACCAATATTTTATTCGTTTCATAGAACTTTTCCCCGAAAATACCTTCTTTTGTTTTTCCACTTACCAGATTATTTAAGACAACACTCTTACTCTGTTCTTCTAATAATTTTTTACCTCTCAGTAAAATATCAGTGAAATTTATCTCCGAATCAAGTATTTCAGGAAATAATTTAATTAAAGTTTTTCCACCTAACAAACTAATACCATCAATATTGTCCGAAGTATCACCCGCAAGAATTTTAAAGGTTTTAACATTATAATGAGGGATTGAACAATCTTTAAACCCAATATTATCTCCGAATCTATAATGTGTTTTAGAATTAGGAGAATAGACACTCACAGATTTTGAAATAAGTTGAGTTAAGTCTTTATCACTCGAAAATATGGTTTTCTCCTCATCTAAAGATATTTGACAGTAATAAGCTATTAGATCATCCGCCTCTGAATTTTCAACCTCTAATTGTCGAATAAACATCTCCTCAAGATATTGTTTAACCCTAGATTTTTGTTTGTTAAATGAATCTGTCTTCACCTCACTATCAGGCGAAGATTTACGATTCATCTTGTACTTGGGGTAAATTAATTTTCTTTGGGTTGAACTAGTATCACTATCCCAAAAAACCATAACTTTATTAAAATTAGTCTCTTCCAAAAACTTACGAATCGTATTAAGAAAATGCCAAATTCCACCAACATGATCAACTCCGTTATAAAAATCTTTTACCCCATTAATTCCTATCTTCAATAGGTTGTTCCCGTCAATAACTAACGTTTTGGTCATTTGTGTTTTTTAGATTCGTTACTATAAAATTTTGTTACTCTTTTTTAAATTGTCTTCAGCCCATAATGGTTGGAGATTTGTATAATGACACAACCGATAAAGGTCGTCTTCTGTTTTTGCCGATGATAAGGGAATAATATGATCAATATGCCACTCAACCCTATTATCCCAACCCATACCATCAATAAATTGACTTTCTAAATGTTCCTTTAAAAATTCTGGTGAACAACCAACAATATCAAAGGTTTTTTGTGATCTATATTTTAAATATCGGTTAACCGAATTTCTCATATCAGTTTTAAGTTTAAACATGATATCTTCTTTTTTTCTTTTTTTCTGGTAGTTGTTAAAATATTCTCGATTATCACGATACCATTTTAATTTTCTTTCTTTTTCTGTTTCGTAATTAATAATATAATATTCTTCAAAGTATTTTTTATAATATTCTTGGTTTTCCTCATTCCATTTAGTGTTATATTCTTTAATTTTTCCTTTGTTTTCTATCCTATATTTTTTAGAATCAATCGTTTGGCATTCTCGACAATAACTTCTAACACCACATTTAACTTTAGACATCTTATTAAAGTCTGTCAGTTTTTTTTCAACACCACATTTAGTACAAACTTTTGTCTCCATTTCTAATATACTCTTTTAATAGTTTATTAACAAGAGAAGATAAGTTTATAGATTTATCCTTAAAGTATTGTGGTAACTCGGGATCAATAGACACCGCCAATTTTACTTTCTTTTTTTCTTCTTCAACCTTTCTTCTCCCCATATTAATAAATATCACCAAATAACTAAAAAGTATAATTATTTATATTTTATTATTCGTCAATGTCGTCATCAGATTCCTCCAAAGAATAATTAGAACCTCCCAATTTTGTTTCCCAATAATCCGAATATTCTTTTTTATAGTTATCCAAAGATTCTTTTGTGTCAGTAATATACCCTTGTGGTACCGCAATGAGCTTACCGTCTTTATATCCAAGACCATTAACGTGATTCTTTAATATCGATATCTTTGTTCTAATTGCGAACGACACCTTTCTACCGTTTTTAGTAGCGTCAATATGACTAATACCAGCTTTCTTCTGATTACCAAATAAAAACACCAATGACGACGCTAACCATATTGCCGTTCCTCCTTTGGCACGAATTTCAGGTTGCCCAAATGGATTGTCAGGTAACTCAACCCAAGGCTGATTTAATATCACTAAAGTGTTGTAATAAGGGTATTCTTCTTTTTTAGATTTTGATATTCTCGAATGAATACCCATACCAATTTTATCGGCTAAAACTTTAGCGGTGTGCATGCCTCCACCCTTACCGTCGAATGTCATCTGACATGGTATGGATCCGATTGAATCCCAAAGAAATAATAAACTATGAGGGATGTCACCTTTCTCTTGAGCATCCAAAATATTATTAACGAATTCAGTCGCTTGTTCTACTGTGTCAAATGAATCATTAAAGATGAAATGTCCATCCCATTCCCCATCTTCATTTTTTTCAGCTTGCAATCCTAACTCAACTGAGTGTTCCCATGACCATTTTTTCTCCGTTATAATAAGAACGGGTAAATGTCCCCTTCTTTGTGCGTCAGCCGCCGCCAATATCATCGCTGTTGTTTTAGATGTGTTAGAATGTCCTAAAAACATATTGATCCCCCCCATTACGGGTCCTGGTAATCCTGTCGCTCCCATAAATGCTTCGCCACAATTATAAAAACTTTCTGGTTTATATTTTGTTTTAGTTGAGAATTTACCCTTGATTGCATCCAAAGACACTTCTTTCTTTTTTATTGCCATCTTTACCTTTTTTTTGTTTTTTTAATATCTTTCTACATGTCTTCCGTTAAGGAGATAGTATTTGATTTTTTGGTCATATAATATTATACTTGTAAATGGTTTCCAACATTTCAAGTTTGTCTTTAGCGTTTGTCATTTTTTCAACATATTTATCCATTTCCTCTAAGTGTTGTGGATGTTCTCCAATACCAACAGAATTATTAAAATAGATTAGTAGTGTTGCTTCTGATTCCGCCATCTCTGACCTATATCTCAAGGTTAGAGCTTCATACATTTTTTCTGATATCTTATTCATATATTATTTTTTAATGTTAAAGAATAAGAACTTGGCGGTTATATCGCCAAGTTCAATAAGTTAAAATGGTAATTCTTCGTCAGGTTGGTCATTAGCTTGTGAATCATGAACTAATTGTGGTTCAGGAGTGCTACCCCCCATAGAAATTTCCGATGAATCAGAGTTTCCATATGCGTACCCACCTTTTTCACTATCCCAACGTGGAGTTTCTCCTCGTGCGATTGCTTCAAGATACTCAGTTGGTTTCTTAGAATAAACATCTGACCAATTAAGTTCATCGTTAATCCAAGATTTTGCTGTGTCAGCATCTTCATGAACAGTCCCAGCATCTTCATACATAACTGTCTGAATAACTGTGTAAACAGCTCCTTTAGGAGTTTTAGCTTTAGTTAATTCAAGGATAATGTCACGACCCGTTGTAGGATCTGTAATGTCACCTTTAGCTCTCCAAATAGGAATGATTTTGTCAAGGATTCCCTCGTTTTTGTAATTGTGTTTAAAACGCCAGAATTTAACACCATCCGATTCATTGTCACGATCAATTACTTTTACGATGTAAAACTTACGAGGTTTGTATTGTTTAGCAAGTTCTTTATCAGAATCTCTACCTGTTGCCATAAGTTCTTCAGCAACTTCACTCAAAGGTGAACGTTCGTTATCGTTTTTTCCTGGATCGAATAACTTCACCCATTTTCCGTCAATTTGGATCTCGTGGAACCATACTTCTTTAAAAGGCGAAGAACCATCTGTTGTTGGTAAGATTCTTAATCTTTTTTGTCCTTGTTTCTCGTTATCCTTAAGGATTGCCGCGAAATACTTTTTCATTCGATCTTCTTGAGATACCTTAGAAGTGGAAGTATAACCACCTTGTTTTGATTGTTCGTACTGTGCTAGTACTGAGTCTAGGGAATTGTTTGTCGCCATATAAATTAAGTTTTAATTGTTTAAAAAGTATAAGTGTCAGCCGTTGGTTTGTCAAATAATTTTAAATAAAAAACGGTCATTTAAGACCGTTTTTTATTTTATTTTAATCTTGTAAAAGGATTAGTATCTTCATCATCGTTTCCGAAATCTTTAAAACTTTTTTTAATGTCTCCCGGGGAATATGCTTCAACATCATCTTGAGTTAAAATATACTCATTTTTTCCTGATTTTTCCATATCATCCTGTTTATCATCAAAGAAGTCGCTTAATTTTTGATTGAATGGGCCTGAATCTAAACTTCTTAATTCCAATTTTTCTTCAGGTGTTTTTACTCTATATTTATCAACCTTAGTTTCAAGGTCGTTTAATTTAGCCATAATTGAGTCCATATCAGAAAGTTTACTTTCTAATCCTTCAAGGTGTTTAAACAAATTATTAAAATACTCTTCTTGTTTTTTCTCAACGTTTTGTTGTGACTTAACTAAGTCGGTTATCTCAAGTTCTTTTTTATCACTATCATCTTTCCCAATTTTTTCAACATCAGGGTCAGTTGTGATATCAACAGGTTCTGGTGGCATTCCTGCCTCAGGAGCTGGAGGTGGTGGTACTGCACCATCATCAGGTGGTAACATTGCTCCAGTATCAGGTGGTAACATTGCTCCAGCATCAGGTGGTGGTACTGCACCAGCATCAGGTGGTGGTGGTAATTCGGCTTCTTGTTCATTAATATAATTATTTATGTCCTTATACCTCATTATCTCATTTAATATTTTTACGTCCATTCTCATCTTACTATCCGTTTAATAATTGTTTAACCCCAGTGGTTGTCTCAACTTGGATTTTTTTATTTTTAGACATGGTATTGTCCACTCTTTCGATTAAACCATCTTTCATTCTGATTGTATAACAATCACCTGTGTCCAAATCACAAACTTGCTTATTACCGTCACCTAAATCTTTTTCAGTGTGTCGAGTATTTTTACCTAAGTAGTTGTCTAATATTAATTTTGTATTCATAACTAATGTTTCTATATAAATATATCAAAAAAGATAAAATTTTATTTATAACTTACTTTTATGGTGTTGTCGTGGTTGTTGTTGTTGGAACCGCATTCCAAATATCAATAGATTTTTTTACTTTATCCTCAATGGATGTTAATTGTGTTGACCCCATTCCAGTATAAACATTGTCTGGAAGAATATTGGCACCCATATTTAATATCCAAAATTTAGCAATATCTTTTTCCGATGAACTAGCAACATTAAACATTCTATTATTCCATCTTTCTAAAAGGAGTTTAATCGTATTAGCTAAATCATCAAATACCGCATAAGGTAACATTGTTGTTTCAGATTTTAAACAAAAAAACTGTTTATTTGAATTGAACTGTGAGGATGACCCTTCACCCCAAAAATTAGATAAATCAATACCAGCAAAGTTATATTCATAAGCTTCTAACCCTGTGGATGTCCCTGATTCTAAATATAAAGCCGCAAATACTGCGTATTTTAGTTTTCCATCGTCTGGAATACCACCAGATGCCATTAAATTTTTTATCATCTTTTTAGCCTCAGTAAATGTTACCTTACGATTTGTTGGTGTTATCGCCACATAACCCGAGTATTTTGAATTTGGTACACAAGTTTGAGGCTCCACTAATTCTTTACCCCCATTAGCATTTGACACAACTTTATCTTTTTGGGAAATCACATTTCCTTTAGCATCTTTAGTTTTTTTAGTTTCTTTATTTTTCTTAATAATTGTTTGTAGTAGGTTAGTTCTAAGAGACTGTAAGTAAGCATCAACTTTAGGTAAGGCAACAACTGGTTGTCTAACACCTGTTATATATGTATCAAAATTCCCCGGAGTGATATAATGATCAACACTTAATATCATATAAGGCCCACTAAACATTGGCACATTTCTCAAATTAAAATACATCGTTGGTTGCATCATCGCATTTCCCATCATATTTATCTGACAACTATAACTTCTATTTTTATAAAGATTATATAACGAAGTATTTTGAGTACTCTCTTTTCTCGCACCTCCTGAGTTCGCAAGTTGATTCAACACTTCAAGACCTTCAGCGGTTGCTAACCCAGCACTTTGGTCAACTTGGAAACTTTTAAATATTTGTTGATTTTGAGGCCCAATATCAACATTAAACCCGACCACTTTATTTGATAACGCCCAATCTTTTTTACCGACCTGATTTTCCACTAATGGATTATCACTAGCTCTACGTAAATCAAACGCATCATTTCTATAACGATAATCAACATTGTTTTTCATTTCTAATTGTCCACTTGGTTTTCCAGCATATAAACAAACTAATTTTGATGTCGAATCTCTATAATCAACATCTAAAAATGTACCAAATAATGTATTAGCAAATTCCGCAGTACCTTCTATTTTTGGTGTTGGATTTTTCACAGCGTCTTGTACGTTATAAAAATTAACATAAGATGGTATATTCATCACAACAAAATGGTTATCTGTTAAAATACTTTGAGCTACCGTTAACATTGACATTTTAGCATTTGTATTCATTAACCTGTCTTTTAATTGGTAAACATCCACTAAAATTTTATCACCAATATCACGACTTGCCCTATCTAATAGTAACACATCTTCAAATAATGTTTTAGTTTTAAAATCATACCCAGAAACCCACTTATCATTTAAAGCCTTGAATGTTTCCCATAATTCAACTTTAGTTTGATCCCCTTCTAAATCAGAATCAACTTGACCTTCAGCTCCAATTGTTGTTGTTGGTAACGAGGCTTGTAATTTAGGCATTAAACTATCAATAATCTTATTTTGGAATGAATCGATATCTAAAAGATAATTAGTCATAGCCTGATAGAAAGCCCCTTTACCTTCATTACTTCCCGGGTTTGGTACTAGTGGGTACTCATCTTGAGGGACAAATACCGTATTTACAATATATTGTGGTTGTGTTGGGGTAGTCGCCAATGAACCAAAAACCGCAATAATCGCCTCATCAATTAATGATTGCGTAATACCAGTCGTTGGTGGCCCACCTAATGGTAACCCTTCATACAATATAATACCCGCACTATTCGATAAGTAAGCAGTTTTTTGAGAACCAACTTTCCTAACCGTAACAGTATCCCCACTTAAAAGAGATGTTGTGGAAATCACCTGACTTGGTGATGTTATCGGAGCGTCGGGTGGAAGAATTGGGTTACTTTGGAATTGGTTTAATTTTTGGGTTGCATATATTTTAATAACTGTTGCGAATAATTTAATATTGTCCACAGTAAAGGCGACATTCAAATCAACAAAGAAATCTGTAATATAAGAACCATTGTCACCATAAACTAATTCAGGTATTTCTGAGAATCCAACATATGTATATAAACTTGCCCATTCATTAGGATAGTTTATTTTAGATGTAGCAAATGAAACCCCACCACCATTAGTTGGTACAGCATTAGGTGTCATAACCGTATAATCCTCCCATGTGTAAGGATCGACTAATTGTAATGTTGAAAACGTGTAGAATAAACGTTTATCATATAACGATGGGTTCCCATATTTAAAAACAACATCATAATTTAAAAATTGTCTTAAAATATTAGTCACATTAGTTGTTTGATAATCTTGGATTTCACCAATAACGATTGACCCCGTATCACCTGTTATTTTTGGAACTTTTAATAAACTTCTAAATAACATTTGAAAGTTTTTAAAAGTTTGTTCAGTTTCTGTCCCCGAATCTCCAGTTGACCCTGGTGTATAATCATACATAGATCTTGAGAAATTTAAAAATTCCGTTTCAAACCCATCTAATACTTCTTTTTCAAAAACAGATAATACCTCACTCATTTTTGTATAATCACTTGCCACCCCATTAATCGAGAAATTTTCCTGTTGACTTTGTCCTGAAAAAATATGTTTCATATACTCAAATGGTGATGGTTTCGTAACCTTTGAATTATCATAGTACCCATAGTTTGGTGCCGACCAAAATAATCTAACAGACCCATCATACATCGCTTGATTAGAATTAACCTCAAACTCTAATTTACCGTCCTTAAAACATTCATTTTTTGTTTGATTTAATAGTGATCCTTGGGATGGCATCAAATAAGTGTATTTTGTGTCAGGTGTATCAACACTAACCGACCAAGGTATAACCCTTAAATCTCTTAATGGTATCGCTGGGTCAAATCCCTCAGCAAAATCAATAATCGCACTATCGACATAATTAATTGAAACCCCAGAAGTTATCCCCGATTGTATATCACTATCAGTATATCCCGAGAAAACTTCATATCCTTGACAGAATACGTTAAAGTCATTTATCAATTTAGGGTAAAACCCTGTATTAATTAATGTTGAAACCTCAGCCCCAATAGTCGTATCTTTTTGTAACACAATATCAATTGGTGCTCCATTAATTATCAAACCGTAATTTCTAGAATTGGAACTTGTTACTGGGTCAAAATTAGTCGTATAACTAAACCCCGACCAAGATGTATCTAAAATATCAACATTTTTCTCAACATATGTTTTATACCTATGCCAAATAGAACCAAATTTCAAAACCCAAGCATATGGCATTTTATGAACAGCCCCAAACTTTTTAAGTGCTGCAAAAACATAATCTAAGTCGGTCTCGGTTGTACCATCAGATGTTTTAAATTTTTCTCTAAGAGTTGTTAATGGTAAACTATTAATGAAAAGATATGATGATGCGATAAACGGATTTTCATCACTGTTTCTAAAATTCTTAATCCCTTGTTGAATTGAATTAATAAAATACGGTGTGTTAAATATTGATGTTGTTTGGGTATCTGTAACACCACCACTATAATTAAAATATCTAACATTACCTTCAGTAACCAATTGAGATTTAAAATCCCTACCTTGATACCAAGTTTTTAAATCAGTTGTACTATCCACGTTTGGTGTTTGCCCCAATAAATAAACAAAATTAGTAATAGGTCGATTACTGTTCGGTATCGTTGGGTTATCAAAACTTGTAATCAATTTAAGATCCGAGTTATATTTTAAAACTTTTGTAGTATTAAAAGAACTGTTAGCATCCAAAATAGTAGTCCCATTTGCTAAGTATGTCTTATCCCAATCTTTATTAGTAAAGGGAAATAAATCAGCCAAATCAAATTTATTTGATGTTGTTGACCCCATAATATATTCTGACATGGCAACCTCATTTGGTAATGAAATTAACGGTTTTGATTCTGAACTGTTTAAAATATCTGAACTAATAATTTCAAAACCACCAGTTGTAATTATATTCTTAACATACGTAGTGTTAAAAATCCCTCTAATATAATTTTGCCAACTTTCACCCACACCACTATTTGAAAACTGTCTTAGAATCGTTGTAAAGTTAGTTGAATTAAACCCATATTCCCTTAATTTTTGAATTATAAAAGGATTATCATTTGTTAAACTTTTAACAATGTTGTTATTTTCAGAATCCGCAATTAAATTAATAATTTTATCAGCATCCGATACCGAAACATTACTTCTAGAAAGTCTTGAGTAATGTGATATTAACATAACCCTTTCATAAATTTCATAAAAGTATTTAACTTCTTCTTTATTCCCATATACCCAATTACCAATTGGGAATTCAATCGCATCTAAAGAAACTCTTTGAGGTTGGGTTGATTCATTAGTATTAGCCGTAGGATCTGAAGGTGGTAAAGTTCGTTCAGTAAATCCTTTTATAAATTCCTCAACAAACTCAACTTCAGGCCAAACATCAAACAAATATCCTTTAGTTCTACTAGATATTTTTGGATCTCCAGGATAAGCAATTTCATATTTTTCTCGACCATTATCCCCCGAAGTTTCAACGATTAATTGAGGCCATGGATAGACGGGCTCAGTAGAATTTTCACCTGACGAAAGATTATCTGAAGACGCACCAGCGATTTGTTTATCAAAAATAACATCTTTTCTATATTTATTGTCTCTTTGTTCCCACGCACTAGTGTGAACATCATCCATTAATCTTAAAAAAGCTTCAGCATTTGCAAAAAGAACTGCAAGGACATTTCTAATGTTTGGTACAAACCCAATACCACTAGTTTTACTTTGTAATAAAGTAGATAAGGCATTTGTTAAATCAATTTCTATTTGTTGTGATTTTTCTGTTAATGTTTTAGATAAAGCATCAATTTTATCTGAAAATCTTTTGTCCCCTTCGAACGCATAATAATAAACAATTTTCCTTTCTTTACCATCACGGGTAATCGATTTTCCCGAATTAAACGTATTATTCCTATCTAACTCAACCTGTAAGTCAGCCTCAGAGATCAACGGTGTTTTCCCATTGTTTCGTTCATTAAGAGTTTTCGTTAAATCAATATCGTCAGACGCCACTTCAATTGAAAAATCTTTATAACTAATATCAGAGACTATTTGACAAGGAATTGGTTTATTATCAATAGTATAACTACCCCCAGCACCTTTATGTCCATTAGGTCCAAAAGTGTCATTGTCATTTAATAATTTATTCTTTTCTGATATAATGTTATTTAATTTTGATATTGCTTCATTTTGTAACGTCAGTGTATTAATTTCGGGTTTAAAGGTGTAAATTTGAGTATTACTCCCTTTCAATACGAAATAATTTTTTTTATCCATGTACGTATTAAACCAAGATGTTTTATAAGCATCAAGAACCTCTTTTCGATATGATTCCAATATCCCTCGATAAGTATCAATATCCGTTAATGGGTCTAAATTTTGTTTACTAAATGTATCTAAAACATTCTTAATAAAATTTTCAATTCTATTCTGCATTTGGACGAGAGTAATCTCAGGAAAATCATCAGGTATTAGACCTTTTGTTTTATATTCACTATACATCTCTCTAACCTTCTGATACCCCCTTTCATAAACAGTATCCTCAACATTTGAGAATTGACTAGCATTACCACTCGTTGTTTGTATTTTAACTCTCGATTTATACATGTGAGGAGTCGCCAATAAATATCCCATTGACACCTCACGTAAAACACTATACTTATATGTAATAAATTCTAACGACACATCAAAATTACCTGAACTTGTGTTATATCTTGTGTTAAAACTTTGTAACATTACCGGTAGTCGAACCGCCTTACCATAATACCCTTTTATTGTTAGATAAAATAATGGATACGGTAAATTGAAGAATGATGCATATGGGGAATTATCCCCACCCTCAAATAATGCCCTCCCTTTTATATCCACCATTTGAATTGAAATAGTTGATGTAAAAGAAGTGTTTTGTTTAATCCTTATGTCAGTAATACCTAATAACCCATTATCTGTAGACCCTGGTTTACCCCCTGAATTAATAGTTTGTCTAATATAAAAATCTTTATCGTTTTTTGGGTTGGTTACAGATTTTTGGTTTGGTTGATTCACACCCTTTCCCTGAATAGTGTCCTTACCAGTAAACTCATCAGTATATTCATTATCTAAAAAGTTTTTACCACCCGGGTTTAAAAAATTCATTGTTGCCACCGAGATAGTCTGAATATTATCATTACTAGCAGTACCAACAGATAACTTAGTTCTTGGAATTACTCGACATTCTAAATTAGCATACATAACTAAATCTTCTTGTCTTACGTGTCGTTCTGACGCAACCCCATGTTCATCCATAAGTTTATTCGGGTCAACTATTATAATGTTGTTGTAGTCGAGTTCGACCAATATATTCTCAGGTTTATCTGCCATAATAGAAGAAATGATTGTCTAATTGATTTTTATAGTCCTGTAGAGAAGCTACTAAAGGAAATGGAATTGTCAAGATAGAACCGTCAGGAATATTCCATTCTTGTCCACCATATGTTGGATTACCTTGCATAATTAACCACCCAAATGTTGGAGAACCATAATATTGTTGAGAAACCTTATCCATTCTTGATTGCCCAACCTTGTAAATATATCTTTTGTCAGTCGACTTACTAGGTAATGTTATATATGGAACAACTGTTTGTTTTCCATCAAGAATAAAATTACTATATCTGTTATAATTTTGTTTTGCCATGATTAATCAAATTTAATTTTTCCATCGAATGTATCTTTTTCTAAAGGTGGTACATTAACTGTCCTATAAAGATTTTGAATATTTGTTTTTTGATCCTTCTCTGTTGCCGGATCAGCTACTGTTGTGTAATTAAATTTCCTTGTTTTACCTTTAGGGTACATCTTTTTTTCTAAACCATTAGTAAATGAGGTGTATAACTTATTAGTTTTAAATTTATCAAATTTTTTCTCTTCTTTTTTAATTTCTTTCGAATATCGTTTCTCAATATCATCAGTTATATCGTCAAATTTTTTCAGTAATTTAACAGGGTCTTTAACATCAACCAATTCACCTTTAATTACATATTTTTTAAATTCCTCCAATTTATTTTTATCATTAAAAATTCTTGAGATCACTAAGAAGAATCGTTTGTCCTCAATACTTTTAAAGGATCCTTCATCAATCTCAGTAAAATCCCCTTCCCTATATAATGATGTTTTACTAACGATTCTTTCGGTATCTAACAAATCACTAAAATCTTTTAAAGCATCCCTTAAAGAAATGTAATCAAGTCTTAACTCATCATAAGTATCAGTAGGTACCACATTAGGGTTGTTACTTAAATCACTAATTGGGTTAGTTCCTTTTATATTATAAACCCTAGGAGTCCCCGCATCTAAAAGTTTACCATCTGTTTTAGAATTAATTAAATTTAATTTTCGTATATTTTGAACATACGATTGTTGTAAAATAGTTAATTCTTGAGTTATTGTTGTTATTTCCGATGGAAATGTTGATGATAAACTCGTAATATAATCAATCATATTCTGTTTAACCTCTCTAAGAGTTGAACTACCCTCATCAAATTTTAGTTTTAATTCTGTAATAATTGGATTATTATTATTATCGATATCTTCTATCACTTTTTTAAATAACGTTTCAAGTCTTTTTTCAACCCCTTCAGGTTTACCATATATTTCACCCTGAGGTGTAAGTATAACCGTTCCCGCCAAAATAGTTCCTCCTGTATATTGTCGAGAATCGTTAACTAATTGTTCAATACCATAATTAAAATTCACAGTTAATTTTTCCATTTGATTAACCACCGCTTCAAAATATGTTTTAGTATCAGTTAATAAACTATCCATAATTTTTTGATAACTAGTTTCTCCCGTTTGACCATTAGGTACCGGAATATTAGTTACTATCTCACCTATTGTTGTCCCACCATTATTCGTAGCCGGATTTTTAACATCAGCAACAGTTGCTGGTGTTTGTGACGCCAATATAGCATCAACGACACTTTTATCTAACGCTGATGTATCTTCAGTCCAAACAGACCTTTCATCATAAATCTCAGTATTTCCATAATAGTTAAACGATAAAGCGTTTTGTAATTGCTCAACAGGTTTTGCTAACCCCATACCACCAATAATATTAAAACTCAATGACACATTTGCAATCATTGGTTGTATACCAATACCCTCAGGGTTTAAGTCAAATATTAAAGGTTCATAACCAAACGTTAATGCCGTTGGAATAATTTTACTATTAATAAAATCCCCCAATCTTAATATTAAAACAGGCGGAGCCCCAAATGAGGTGTTAACCGCATCATTATATTTTGGTTTACCATCAGTTCCAATTGAAGGAATAGTGTCACCAGGTCTAACACATTGATTTAAGAACGTTAGACGAGCGTTTAAACCTTCAGGTGTTGTTGAGTGAAACGCTGGGTTAAAGTATTTAATCTTCTCTTTAAAAGAGTCATATACCATTGGGTTTTCTTCTTTAATAACATCAAAATAATCACATTCAGATAAGATACCTCTTAATATTTTTTTACTAATACCCTCTTTAATTTTCTTAATAGTGTCAACCGTTGGTAAAGGTTTTGGTACGTCGACATTTACTGTCTTAACCTCCTTAATAACCTCAGGGGTTTTAGTTTCACTTTCACTTTTATCAGGAAGTACAACATCAATTGTTTTAACTCTAACTCGTCTACAAGCCATCGCACTAACCGAATATTTTTGTGAATCAGCCGTTACTTTACCATTTTGATCTTTTTGATTAACTCTACAATCAACTTCCGATCCAGTAGTTGTCCCTGATGTCGATACGGGTGTTGTATCTGACCCTTGTTCAAGGTACGCTTTAGGAATGACAGTCTCCTCACCCGTACCAGGTTCAGTTTTAATAATAAATCTAACATTACTTCCTGTCATAAAAGACCCCAATGAGTTTGTTCCATCAGAATAACTTTTAAAGAACTTACTAATAGAATCAATCCTCCTTTCAGACAAAGCTTTATTATAATCAACTGATGCAACCGCTGACGCAGAGCCTTCCAATGTAACACTAATCGTTGCTTTAGGATTATCGGTCAATAGTTTAACCGCATCTTTCACAAACCCTTTACTAAAAACTGTAAAGTTTCCTGTCACAACACGATCAAAGAACTCCTGTACATTCACATCTGAACTACCTGAATTAAACGTACCTTTCGCTTTACTCACATATTTTTTAATATTTGACGGACTCGTATATGTATTATAGGTATTTTGATAAGGATCCGTTGTTGTGGTATTAGGACTTTTACCAGGAATATCATTTTCAAAATAGAATGCAAAATCCAAATATTTATTTTCAAATTCCGCCCCCGAAGTATCCTCAGTTGTCGCAACAACGACATTTGTCTCAGGCCCCGCATCAGCCCCACTACCTTGTTTTGGTATTGACAGGTTAACACCAGCCAATTCCTCAGGGGTTAATTTAGGGTTATTCAATATTTGTTGATACGTAAATAAATCAGCCGCAGGTATTGTGTTATATTTTTTAGCCAACTCATAGATATCAAATTTGACACATCCCGCAAAAAACGAATCCATTATTGATGTTATCTTTTCTTTGTTTTGACCTTTCAATTGTTTTTCAGCAACAATATTCATCACCGATGGGTGATCAACAATCATTTTCCAAGTTAAAGTACCCGTTCTTGAGGTACTTTTATAAGTGTAAATTGGTTCGGGTCTACCTAAAAAATCAGTTCCTTGGAAATTTGGTGTGCTTGATTCGTTAAATTTAATGTCGTATGGAGGAAACCACATAACCCTTCCTCCATTTGGGCCTTTCTCACATACAGGTAAATCATCATACGTAAATCCAGGTCTATTTGATGTTCTCCAAGCTAAATTTTCAATAGAAAACATATATTTTTTAGCATACCCACCTCTACCATTTTCCCCTCCAGAGACAATATTTGTTGACCCAGGATTTTTTAACGGGGCAATATTTAAATTGAACGTATTATCTAAAACAGAATTTGTAAATCTTCTTCCTGACGTTGTTATACCATCAGTCTTTTGTAAATCAGCATATGTGTAGTATGGTGTATCTTTTGTAAAAATCCTACAATATTCTATACCCACTTCACCACCTGTTGTATTATCAGTATAGGAAACAACCTGAGAACCTTTAGTTATTTCTTTATATCCATCATGAAACACTTTACTAACTTGATTTATCGCATTACCAACATGTTTTAATCTCTTAATACCAGTAACATTATCCGCAGAATCAACAATTCTTTGTGTTTGATCAAGTATTGAAGTTTCTTTAAATGTAATATTCGTAGATTCATTTTTTAAATAATCCGAACTAATTTGATTAAATTGTTGATCTAACTCCCCTGAACCTCCACCCGGAGTTGCATGAAAACCAGCGTTTTCTTTATATTTAGGAGATACCCATATAAATTGACCATCAATACCACCTCCATCACTTGATGATTTACCCGCTAAACCAAAATTTAGTTTAGTCTCATTACCTTCATAAAGAATCCCTAATTCTGAAGGCCCATAAACAGGTGTTTGTACTTGTTTACCAAATGGGTCAACTGGCACTTGATTTGGGGGTGAAGCTATCGTTGAAGGGTCAGCGTTTTTACTACCCACATAATAACCACCAACAACAGTTCCATTATCGGGGTTAATTAGACTAACTGTTAAATTAACAATTGCTTGACCAACACCTAATAACCCACCATAACTTTTGTCATAATCAGGTTGAAATCTATTATAATTTATATTCGCAAATAACGCAGATCTTTGACCATTACCTGTATTCGCTAAGAATATTTGGGATGGATTCCTTGTCTTATTTAAGATTGGTCCTAAAAATCCTCCCGTTAATTTATTAATGATATTTAAAGCCGATGATGTTTGTTTTGATTGACCACCATCAAGTTCACTTTGTTTAAAATAATCCCCAGGAATTGGTGATACAGGCCAATAAGCACCCGCCAATCTTGTCGCCAAGTCAACAGCCGCTAAAATAGGGTTTTCTGGTACTGTAATTCTCCAATTTTTATAAATTAAAGGTTGTTGTCCAGATACTAATAAACTAGCCTCAAAAGGATCTTGTAATGACTGTAAATTAACAGCGCCTACCGTATGTTGATAAATTTCAAACGCAACCCTCTCTAAAAACAACCCTTTTAGGGTTTGAGCACCAAGTTTCGCTAGATATGAATCTTGAGATAACGATCCGTTAGACCCTGTTGGGCTATTTGACGATAATATCTCAAATGGAGAATAAACTGATGGTGTAAAAGTAAAATAAGGTAGATGAAGTTTATTATTATTTTGAATATTATCAATAACCACCATATCTTTATACCCCCCTTCAGGCCCAAACGGATTTTCAATATAAGCAGCGTCAATAAAAAACTCATTAACCAAATCCAACGCTGTATCAGTTGGATTATACTCCCCTTGATTTGAATTAACTGGTAATGGAGGGTTATTATATGTAATATTTAAATTATAACCACCATTTGGCCCATATGAATTTAATGGATATAGTAGTTGACCATATGGGTCATCATGAATTAACGTATCAGGAGAATCAATAACATTTGAAACCGTTTGGGATAATTCATAATTTAATGGTCCTGATGGTGGAGTATAAACTCCGGGTACAGAATATTGAGCTAAATTTTTAGCCATTAAACTATTTCTGAAACTCGATGTTGATACAAATGATAAAGTACTCCCTGTCATGTTTTATGTTTTTCTATAAATAGAGTCAATCCCTATTTTTATACCACCCCTAGTTCAGAGAGAGCCTTCAAATTTTGTTGTTTCTGAATAGAATTTAATGGTGAAGTTCCTGAAACACCACTCAATGCGTCTTGTAGAGATTTAATTAAAGTTTGCTTAATAGATGGGTCGTTAAGAGCTAAAGTTAATTGTGTTACATCCATATTCGTAGGTGCTTCAACCTTAACGTTCAAATCAACTTTTACAGGTTCCACTTTTATTGTTGAATTTGAAGAGTTTCCATTTATAGATGATTGAGTATTATTAAGTGGTGTTATCAAAGGAGCATTAACATTACTTCCCATTTTATTAACGGGTAACGATAAATCTATTTTCTGATCTTTCTCGATAAATGCTTTCCCTGATTCCGCAATTGTTGTAAAAAATTTAAGTAATGGGTTTGTTGACTCACCCAAAGTTTTAATCGATTTAGCTGAATTATCTAACGCTTCTGTCCAAGCACCTTTAATAAATGTTTCAGAATTTTTAGCCGCTGTACCAAGAGCCTCAAGCATAGGCGTTCCTTTATTTACCGAATCTATGAAGGTGCTCAACATACCCCCAAACTGATTACCAAGACCTTTAGATGTTAAAGACTCCCCACTAGTTATCTTTGTCACACCTTTTGTTACAAGTCTAGAAGCGTTTTCAGCATCTGTTACAATTTTTTGTCCCGCCATTCCTAAACCAAATCTTGTTGATAAAGCTTCAAGATGTTTTTCCGATAACTTTGATGTCGTTAATTGATCTTCAGCAATATCAATTATTTCTTTTGGTTGACTCGCCTTAACTAACTCATTAAATGATTCCTCGCTGGTACCATACTTCTCGAGAGCAGCATTGATGTCCATCTCAGCACCATCAACCTTGATCATCATATCACCATTTTTACCCATTTCAGTAATGTTTGCTAACATTTCTTTTTGTTCTTTGGTCGCGAACTCTGGGAAAGATATTTTACTGAGTTTATCGTCCAATTCAGCACCACCTAAAGCCATTTTAGTTATTTCACCATAACTAATATTTAATTCCTTACTTATCTCCATAAGTTGTCTTTTACCATCAGGTAAAATTTCAAAATGTCCGTCAGCATTTAATTTTGTAAATGATTTTGACATCTCAGCGATTTGATTTTGGAGTTCAGCAGGATCATTTTGAGCTAAATCCATTAATCTCAACGGATCCAATAAATCTGATTGGGTAACTCCCAATCTTTGCATAGCGGATGCCATCTTAATAGCCTCCTCAGGGTTAAACAATTTATCAGCTAATTGAAAGGTCTCTTTCATATCAACTCTTAAATTAACCGCTTGAGCCGCCATTTTTGATAACCCCTCAACACCACCTTGAAAATTGTACTTATTTAAAGAATCAAGGTTTGTAACAACCGATAGTGAAACTGCTCGAGCATCAACCCCAATTAATCTTGCGGTATCCATAACTTTTTGCATTTGATTACTCACCTCATATAGTGAGAACCCTGCGTTTTTAAACCCATTAATAAGTGAACTATTAGCAACACCTGTAACTTGAGCTGTAGCATAAAGTTTTTCATAACTATCGGACGCTAAAATAACATTTCTACCTAACGCCTTTGACGATTCAAGTTGTAAATCTATAACATCTTTTTGAGTTCCACCTAATTGAACAACCTTTGTTACCGCATTAGCCAAACCTGACCTAATTTCGGTTATTTGTTCCCTACCTTGACCAAAAGCCTTAGCAACCTGTATTGCCCCGTCTTCTATTGAAGCAACAATTACCTTTATCTTTTCACCATCAAAATTATCACTAAGAGCCTTTTGGTATTTACCTGTAATGCCTTGAACATACTTGTTAGCATCAGCTCCTAAAGGGTTTTCTTCATCAGCCATTTAAGTTATTTTATTATAAATACATAACACGTCCCATTTTATACTAATCTTTGGGTGTATTATATTCAATAATTTTATTAATAAGGAATTTTCGTTCATATGTTGGCATACGATAAAAGTCCGAATATGAAACCCTAAGGATTTTAGCCATTAAATAAAATTCCTCGATGAGGTGTTGTCGATAATCAAAAGAAAGGCCGAAAAAACTCCACCCCAAAGGATATCTCGAAAGATACCATTTCTCCTGATGGGGCGTATGCTGTTTTTCTTAGGTCTAATGACGGTTCGTTTTCTCTCATAAAGTTACGAATATGTTTAGAATCCATAATCGGTAGAGCTTCTACAAATGCAGAAATCGTACTTTGATCTGTAGACCCGTCAACTTCCTGAATTTGTTTATTCAATCTCCATGTAACTGTCGGAGCTGTTCGTCCAGCAGGATATTGGTCAGATAATCTACCCAACTCTAAAATCTCAGAATAATTTAACGGTTTTAATTTAACAGTAGAATTTGTTTTAGGTAATTTTGTTATAAATAACCCATTTTCATCCGCATCACTGGTTGTTTGTTTAATGTTTAACTCATCTAAAATTACAGTTGCTGTAAATTTTTTATCAGTCTGAGGATCAGTTAAATTAACTTCATATTCAGGCCCAAAAGATGTATTTCGTAAATAAATCATAATCGCCTCAACATCACCGTTTAAAAGTTCTTCAGGACGTAATTCAGTCTCATATATTTTATTTCTAAGTAGAGTTAAAATGATATTAGTATTTGGGTTTTGAGAAGCACCAATTAAAACATTTTCATCATTAGCCGTTAAATAACCCACTTTAATTGATTTCTTTTTAGATTTGTAAAATCTTCCACCTGAAGGTAATGTGACAACGTCATGGGGTAGGTTAAATCCCTCCGTTCCAGCTTTAATTAAATCTTGTTCCATATAGAATTGTTTTTATTATAAAAATAAGATAAAGTCAATTTTTATAAAGATAATCAATACCTATATTATCAATTTATTTTTTTTATAATATTTCTTTTTTGGAGAGTACGACCGAACACCTTGTTTTCTAAGGTTAGTCATTTTTTTCTTCATCCTTAAATCATTCTTAATCATTGTATTATGTAACACTCTCATATTTTCTTCATGAACACTATATGTGTTTTGAGAACATGAACACACTATTAAGATTAATAATGGTGTGGTTATTTTGATTAAAAACATGTAATATTTAAAGTTTGTTTTATTTTTTTTTATAAAAAAAATTCCCATACATTTATTTATATGGGAATTTTATAATATTGTAAATGTTTTAATATAATTTAAAAATTAAGAATTAATAAACCAATATACATCTATCCATACGGATTGTCGCTGTTATACTAGCAATTGCGTCTGTACTATAAGCCAATGAATCAAAGTTAACGTCAGATAACCAACTACCCTCCATAATCCATTTCTCAACAACTACACCTGTTGGGTCTAACATCTCAAGATCAATATTTTTCTTATAACCAGCTGCATATCCCATACGACCTGTTACTGATTCAGCACATAAACGTACCCACTCCATTAAAGCTTGTGATGCTGAAGGCCCAATTGGGTCACGGAATTTAACATTTATAGTTCCCCAAGTAAAACGTCCTGCAACATATGTTGAAGTATTTAAGAATTGAATCTCAACTGGATTTATTGTTATATGTGGTCTAGCTGCCGTTTCAACGAACCATTCATTAATCCCCAAAGTAGATGGGAAACGAAGAATGAACCTATTTTGTCTTTTCGGTTCATAAGGAATCGGCATTTTCATTAGTAAATCAGCCATTGTAATTTTTTGTTTGTTTTGTTTGTTTATTTTATTATAAATATCCAGAGATTAAAAAATTTCTCTTTACTTTCTTTTTTTTTATTTTAATCTTCTAGTATTAATCTTCTAGTTAATTATTTCTAGTATATATTTTCTAGTTAATTATTTCTAGTATATATTTTCTAGTATATATTTTCTAGTTAATTATTTCTAGCTATACTCTTTTTTTCACCCCCCCTGCTGTTAAATATAAATCCCATATACTATCAGGATTATTCTTTTTTCCTCGTTTAACATCAAAAGTGTCGACATTTCGTTTATCATCATCAGAAAACCCAATTTGAGGTTCTTGATTAATAATCACTTTCTTTAAGAAAGCTTTATTTTTAATACGGCTTGATATGTCCCTAATATGTCCTTCAAAATCATCAGCAGCTTTATTCTTACCTTCTTCTGGGTTGGTTGCTGACCCTTCACCATAAGTTACAGGATAAAACCTACATAAGTCAAGATATTCTTTAATCATATCTTTTTTAGACATTTCTCCCTCACCCGCCAAATCTCTATATTTTTCTAAATTTTTAACTAATTCGTTTGAACTAATGCCGTTATGGTTAGAAGCAATAAGGTTATAACAAGCTTCTTTAAGTACATTTGGAGTGTGACCCCTTGCGGTTATTATCGAAAAAATCGACCCACTATTAATAGCCTCTACAAAATCAGACCAAGATGGTCCTGGTTTCGCCAATAAGGAATCAATTATAAATTGTTTATCACCTTTAACACCAAAATTTATAAAAGAATCATCCGATAAAGACACGATCATATGATCATTATATTCAAACGGTGTTTCCGCATCCCCACTTTTATTAAAATTACCTCTATATTCAGCAAAATCCTCAGTAGACATACCTACTTTTTTACCATTTTCATCTTTTAATAAAATTATTGTTGGCATAAACATAATGTTATCGTCCCAATCAAAAGCGTAGTATTTCAAATCGGGAGTTCCCTCCTCATCAAAACCTTCACTTAAAAAAATATTTCTAATTTTCATTTTCATATTAATAAATATCTCATCATATATATTAAATCCCCAATAAAATTAATTATTGGGGATTTGATTTATTTTTGTTAAATGTTGTCAAAAGACGCTCCTGTTGGAGTAATATAGAACGTGATGTCTATGAACTCAAGAGATTTAGTCGGTTTGATATAAATCTTACCTGTCAATTGGTTTCTGTCTAAATCCGCAGAATCTGAAGAAACTGTAACACGGAAATCATATAAACCTCTGTCTCTTCTAATAGCATCTAAGATAGGATTAACCGCATCCAAGAAATCTTGTCTTACTTTCTCATCGTTTTGTTCAAACAATAATCTTACTGAAACCGCAGAAATTAATTTACGAGCTTGTAACAATAATCGTCTAACGTTGATTCTGTCAAGAGCAGATTCTCTTATTTGCATAGTTTTATTACCCCAAATTACAGTTCCGACATCAGAGAAGGTCGCGATTGGGTTAATTCTACCTTTATAAAGAACATCTCTATCTTCTTGAGTAAGTTTCTTTCTTGCTTTAATTGAGTTAACAATACCACGAGTGTAACCAGCCGCTGCGAACCAAGGGAAAGCGATGTTATCAGTTAACGCCAAGTTTCTTGTTACCTCAGCTGTTGCTGGGATATAGATTTGTGTGTTATTTACTGTATCTCTTGTTAATACCCATGGGTAATAAGTTGCAGTGTAATTAGAATCTATACCAGCAGTTTCCAAATTGTCTACCGCTTCTTGGGGATAAATCATATCTAATTGATCACCTGTTGATGGAACAAACATGTTGTAATCAGGTGTAGTACAGATATAAACTGAATCCGCTCTATTGTATTCAATCATTTCAATTGCCTCACCTACCAAGTCAGAATTATTTAAATAATCGATACCAGGAGTAACGAATACATTAATATTAACCGCCTCAGGGTTAGAGAATGTTTGTTGTCCTAATAAGTAAGCATAATAGTCGGTGTTTGCCCAATCTTGTCCGTTGTTACCAACAGTGATTTGTTTAAACGCTCCCCATCCTGTAGCCGTTGGGTATTTGAATGAAGGACACGCTCCATTTCTATAACCAAGTCTACCTAATACGAATCTATCAGAATTTGTTCTATGTTCTCTGTAGATATCCCATCCGTCAAATCCTCCGTGACATAATAATGAGAATTTACGAGCGTATAGTCTGTAATATGGATTCGATTCGTTATCTGGATCTGAAGTAAATGGTGCTGAACCTACGTAATACGCTGGTGTACCACTTGTTGCAAAATAACTTGGTATTGTTATACCACTTGCGTTAATATCCATGTGGAATCCTTTTGTTTTGTATGCCCATTCGTCACCTGAAACATCAGTACAAACATCTAACGGTAATTGTTTACCTTTATATGTGTAGAAATCAACGTCAAAACCAACAGTATCAGAAATACCAAGATAAGTTCTACGAACATTGTCACCAGCACTTCTCACAACATCATCAGCTCCTGAAGATAAACCAAATGGTGGGTTGTAAACAACTTCACCTGGATAATCATATTTTGTTTTATAAACTGGGAATGGAGGTCTAACACCCGCATACTCTCTGAAACTATAACCTTCGAATCCACAAGGTAATGCGTCTATTGGTGCATCCTCGTTAAGTTCAATCATAACATATTTAGAATTCAATGCGTATTCCCCATCCAATGTACCAATTTTCTTAGCAATAAAACTATTATCGTTAGGATTCATAGAACAGTTAGTGAATTTTTCAAGAACCACAGGATTATTATCCGAATCAAAGAAATCTCTAACAATAACATCAAATGTACCGTTGTTAAACGACATGTTCGCGATTGAAAGTTTAACTTCAATGTTCGCATCATTACCATCGGCAATTGTTGTAAATTTAAATAAGTTATAAACTTTTGACCCTCTTAATTCAGATACAACCCATGGGGATGTAGGTGATTGATATTTTTCAAGGTACCAAGCAATTGATGTTGGATCATTACCTTGTCTAGCATTTGGTAATGCTGTTAACTCACAACTTAATCCTCTAATAAATCCTTTTCTCCAACCATAAGTTAATAACGCTTGGAATCTTTCTTCAACAAACAATGGAACAACAGTTCTTGGTTTTGCGAAATTAGACTCACCGAATACTTTAGAAATATATTTACTATCAGAATTTGATAAAGATGTCTCAAAGAAGAACGGGTTACCGTCTTTATCTGTTACATTAATACCAAATGTTGAAAATGGGTTTTTAGTTACACCTGAATATGATCCTGAACAATCCATTTGTACATCATGTCCATCAAAATTGTTATAAGCGTTAACCCCACCAGTTACTTCATATACAGCACCATCATCACTACCATAAGTAGCCAAACCTCTTGAACGTAAAGTTGCAACAACTAAATCATCAAAATCAGTATAAGCAGTACCGTTATAAACGTAAATTTGTCCTGTTAAAGTACCAGAAAAACATCTTGTTGGTTTAGGTAATGTAGTTGTTGTTGTTGTTCCTGTTGGAGCTGGGTTACAAGGATCGGGTGTTGGTGTTGGTGTTGGTGAAGTGCTAGTCGTTGTTGTTGTACTAATAATTTCAGTCAAATCAGTAACGATTGACCAAAAAGAATAACCACTATAAACTGAACTACCAACATTATCAAATAATGCATAATACCAAGGATCGTTCACTGGTGCCGCATAAGTAAACACACTTTCATCAACATTGTCAACACCAAAGACGTTTGTTTCTGCTGTGAATATTGGTGCAAGTGAATTATACACATCACCTGAAATAGGCCCGTAATAATAAATATTAGTGGTTTCCGCAGTATAAGGATTTATATCACTAATCACATCAAAAATTTGATTTGTCATATCTTGATATAATGTTCCCGTACTACCATTAAAGTTTTCATATGGTAAGTTAATTTTCCCCGCGATTTCTGCAGGAATTTGTGTTGGGTCTGTAAAAGTGATACTTGAAGTGCTATTACTACAACCTGTGAAGTCAATAGAATAACTAATCACATTAGGTAGTGTACATTCAAACACACAATCAACCGTTACCCCTGTAATACAATCGAATTCAATAGTTGCTGGATTAACATTTGCTTTTGTTGTGATTGACCAAGATGGACCTGCATCATAACCTGACAAACCTAACACCCTTGTTACAAACAATTGATTAGATTGTTGTAAATAAGCTTTAGCAATGTATGCCGCCTCATATTTAGGAATCTGTGTGTTTATAAATTTTTCAGGAGATGTTCCTCCGAAGTATGATGAAAATTCATCAAAGTTTCTAATAAAAATAGGTTCGAAAGCAGGACCTTTTTGAGTCTCACCAACAATCCCTAAAGTTGTAACACCTACACTTTGTGCCACAAAACTCAAATCAACCTCAGAGGTATATACTCCAGGTGACACGAATACTTTGTTGTTTGTTGCCATTATTTTTTTTTCTTTTAACTTGTTAATTTATTTTATAGATAAATATTCGAAAAAAAACCAAAATACTTTACTTTATACTAACTATTTATTAATTGGGTAGATTTAATTCTGCCTTTTTTCTACCATGGACAACAAAGTAAAAAAAATAAAGAATCTAAAAATATCAATTGAAGCTCATGATATCCTAAAGACATATTGCGAAAAAAAAGGGATTAAAATGTATAGGTTCTTAGAAAGAATGATAATTGAGAAATGTAAGGAAAAGACCGATGTATACGGTGAAAACTAAATTGGGTTACCAAATAACTTAATTATTGAGTCTTTAGTATTGTCATTTTTAACCACAACTAATTTTAATTTATCATCTGTGTTTATTTGAATTTCGGATAAATCTGACCCATAATAATCATTATTAATATACACATCAAAACTCCCAATATTAGTTAATCCACCAATAATTAAATTTGATGTATAATCGAAAATTTGTGAATTAATATTATTACCAACAACAAATAACACATCAATTTCATTACTAGATGTTACACTTTTCCGTTTAGATCTCCTTTTTACAGAATTATTATCAGCTTCAACGACTTGTAATATTCTAGTTATTGCCGGGGAAATCTCAAATTCATTTTCATCAATTAAAAATCCTAATAATGTGAATTCATAACTTTGGATATAGAATTTTCTTTTTTCTAAATCCATAACTGATTCATCAGAAATATTACCCATAACAATCGGAATGTAGTGTCCTTTGATTACTTGATAAGCTTGTTTAGATGCAAATTTTTCAATCACATTTTTATTAAACTCATTAATCTCTCTCATTCTATTACAAACAATTTTAACCGTATATGTAATATCAACAGGAACTGGCTGAGGTATTTTATATATATCGGTACCATTTCTTTGACCATCCCACGTTGGAACTTGTGCATAAAAATATTGTCTTCTATTTGGTATATTAAATACAACAGCAGGATTCGTCCCAAATTTAACCTCAGGAACTCTTACGGTTGTAATAAATGGGGGTTCAACATTCTTATCAAGATTTTGTAAATTCCACGTCTCGGTAAATTGACTCCAATTCTGAGTTGTGACTAAAATATCAATCGTAGGTATTACCTTACCATCAATAACTGTCTTCAATTCATTTTTAACAAATTCCAAAAATCCACCGTCCAAATCGGCGTGTAATAATGATTTAGGTAGATAAGTACCATCCTTATTAATTTTATCAACCAACTCCTGTCTTCTTGGTAGAAGAGTTTTAGATTCAGTTAATGGTAAATGTTTCTTTATTTTTTTAGGTAACGGCATCTTACAATTTTTTTACGTCATTATTTGTGACAGTTATCAATATATTCATTATAATCCTCTAAATTCATTGTTCACAACCGCAGATGCCATAATCGTTCTATAGAAAGGTTTGTACCCTGCGTATGTGTGTTTATTATCTGAAATCACCCTCCCATCGTTATTTACTGTGTAATATCTAACTCTATCTTCGGTTTCGTAATACCCAATATAATCACCAAAACTAATGTCAACACCCAATTCATCTAATTGTTTTTGATAAACGGATACTTTTAAATTACCCGGCTCAAACTGTTCAATTTTAGAGTTACCTAAGTTTTTATTCTCAGGAGCCATAATCTGAACGTGACCTTTAAACTCAATTGGGGTTAAAAATTTAATACCGTCAGAAACTGTCTCTCCATAAACGTTATCTGTCTTCGTTTTTTGCCTATCAACTCTATATAATACCAACGTGAAGTTCATATCACCATACAACCATTCTTCACCAAATTGAATTTCCAAATCGTAGTCTTCAGAACTAAAAAATTTTCCGATTCTTGTAATGGGTACCCTATTTTCTGACATATAAATTATATTTTATTGATAAATATTAAAAGATTCATTATTATTGTATAAAACATTAATCTTTGGATAATATAAACACGGGAACTACTGTCAACTTGATTGAACAAAAGGCGTTGTTAATACTTGACACTTATTCTGGCGCAAATAATTATATTATCAAATTAAAGTTTCAAAAAGAAACAAATAAAAAGTTTTACCCAACAAGAGCTCAATCAGAGTATATTGTTAATTTTTACGAAACACCACCTAAAGTAGCAAAAAAATGGGTCGATTTAGACCCATATTTTGCTAAAAAAATTGCTGATGAAAAATTATACACTGAAATCCCTAAGGAAATTTGGGTTGAAAAACTTTTAGCTGAAAAAGAAAAATCGTATCATGTTTGGGGTAAAGTATTATCCGGTGAAACAATTCATGATTTTTGGTTACCAAAGGGAGCGTTAATTAAAACACACACAATTAAAAACATTGTTGTGGATTATTCGAAATACTCTAACCGACCTCCACTTGATCATCAAAAAGAGGCTATTGAGAAACTTACTGGATCTAAAAGGTTTATTTTGGCTGATGATATGGGTTTGGGCAAGTGCGAACCTAAGAATAATAAGGTATTTACACCAAATGGTAGAAAAAAAATTGGGGATTTAAAAGTCGGAGATAACGTTATTGGTAGTGACGGCAAATCGTATAACGTTGTTGGTGTATTTCCACAAGGTTTAAAGGAAACATATAAAATTACATTCAATGACGGATTTTCAATTTTATCAGGAGATGAACATTTATGGTCTGTTTCATCCCCCAATTACGGTAAAAATAGAAAAAACGAAAGACTAAAAAAATCTTTAGTTTTATCAACAAAACAAATGTATGAGGGAGGTAAAATTAAAGTTAAAGGTATTGACTATAATAAAGATAAAGAATACGAAATTGAAACTTATTATAAATCTCCAAACGGGAATAATAAATGGCAAATACCAATCGTAAATCCAATACAATTTGAACGAAATGATACCCTTCCGATTAACCCTTATTTTTTAGGTCTGATTTTAGGAGATGGTCATATAACTAAATCGTCTTGTGTTTTTACAGTTCACTGCGACGATTATGATGAATTATTTTACGGTTTTAATTTAAATGAAAATAAAAAAATTGACAATAAAAGAAAAGGAAATAAATTTATTGGTAGGGATATATTAAACGAACTCAAACTTAACGAGGCTCGATCCCATAATAAATTCATACCTGATATATACAAATATTCATCAATTGAAAATAGATTGGCAATTCTACAAGGATTAATGGATACTGACGGACATTGTATGTTTAACGGAAATGAAACTTTTTTAGGGACTGAATATTGTACCATTTCAAAACAACTTTGTGATGACGTTGTTGAAGTGGTACAAACATTAGGGGGTGTTGCCAGAGTTAAAACTCGTATCCCCACATACACATATAAAGGTATTAAAATGGAAGGTAAATTAGCGTATAGAGTTAATATTAAATTACCCTTAGGTATGAATCCATTTCGATTAAAACGTAAATCGGAAAGATATATCGAACCAAAAAAATACCCCACAGGTAGATATATTAAAAATATTGAAAAAGTTGGATTTGAAGAAAGTGTTTGCATATCGGTAGATTCCCCCGATAAATTGTACGTTACTGAACACGCAATTGTTACTCATAATACGACCTCAACAATTATTGCTGCGTTAGAAACTAAGGTAAAGAAAATTTTAATTATCTGTCCAGCATCCTTAAAAATTAACTGGCAAAGAGAGATTGAGAATTACACCGATAGAAGTGTTTATATTTCGGAAGGTAAAAATTTTTCAACGGATCACGACTTTGTTATTGTTAATTACGACATTCTTAAAAACTTTTACGATGTTAAAGATAAAGATAATTCTTTAATCACCAAAGGGAAATTTGATCTTATTATTTTAGATGAGGCTCACTATGTTGCCAACGGAACAAGTAATCGGTCAAAATTGGTAAATGGTTTTGCTAAAAATTGTGAAAGGGTTTGGTTATTAACGGGAACACCTATGACTAATCGACCAATGAATTATTTCAACCTATTATCTCTTATTGAAAGTCCTGTTAGTAATAATTGGATGGCGTTTGCCATTAGGTACTGTCAAGGGTATCAATTTACTGCAGGAAAAAGAAAAATATGGAATGTCTCAGGAGCATCAAACTTAGAAGAATTGAGAGATAGGACATCAAAACAGGTGTTGAGAAGATTGAAAACAGATGTTTTAGATTTACCTGAAAAAATTATCACACCAGTTTATTTAAAATTAAAATCAAAACTTTATGAAGGATTGATGGGTGAATATTATGATTGGTTTAATAAAAACCCTGATGAAAGTAATTCATTAACCGTTCAGTTCAGTAAATTAATGAAAGTTCGTCAAGTGATTGCTGAAGAAAAAATTAAAGATACCATTGAGTTGGCTGAGAATATTTTAGAACAAGGAAAGAAGGTAATTATTTTTACCAATTTTACTGACTCGTTAAATAAAATTGCCGATCACTTTGGTAAACAAGCTGTGAGGTTAGACGGTTCAACGGGAAAACCCCAACGACAATACGCTGTAGATCAATTCCAAGAGAACGATAAAGTTAAAGTATTTGTCGGAAATTTAAGAGCTGCGGGGGTGGGTATCACTCTAACCGCAGCGGAAGCTGTAATTATGAATGATTTATCTTTTGTTCCTGGGGATCTTGCTCAAGGAGAAGATAGAGCTTATAGATATGGACAAAACAATTCGGTATCGATTTATTATCCATTATTCATCAATTCAATTGAGAGTGTAATATATGATATGGTAAACCAAAAGAAACAAAATATTAATACCGTAATGGGTGATAATATAGAAGACAAGGGTGATTTTATCGGGGAACTAATGAATAAAATAAATAATAGGGGTTAACTGAATTATTTAGATATATATAATATATAACACAACTATTATGAATTTTTTAGAAAACAAAATTAAAATTATTACTGAGAAAATAGAGGCTATTGATCAAAAAATAGATGAATCTCATTTATTTAAACAAATTTTATCTGAAAGTAGTTCGGAAAAATGTAGTCGAGAAATGGCAGAAGCAATTAGGTTTGTTTTCAACATTAACCCACAAGTCAAATTTATTTTTAGATATAAAATTGAAAAAATATTGGAAGATCTTTATCCTGACAATTTCTATAAAAAAGATGAATACGGTCCTGGTCAAATGTCTGGTATATATGACTTAGATGGTAGTGGGAGATCAGTTATTAATAAATTAAACACCAATTATTATTGTTTTTGTATCTTGTTAAATGATGTGAATAAAGTATTGACACATTTGGGTAAACCTAATATTAATATTATCGGGTTAAAACCTTTTGAACAAATTAGCGAAACCAACAAATTTGTTAGAATACTAGACGAATATAAAACAAGAATATTTTCTCCAAATTCCGGAACATTTAAAAATTTAATGACAACATTGGGGATCACACATACTGCTGGAGATGAAACAGAAGATTATACAGTTTCTGTTCTAAATAAAAAGTTTGGTGAAAATAATGTGGAAAGAATTGGGGAGTTAGGGAATAAGGAAGATATGTTAGATGGAATTGACTGTAAGATATCTGTTAACGGTAAAATTAATACCGCCCAAATTAAACCATTTAGAAGTGTTGTTCGTAAAGATGATCAAATTTCCATATTAAAAACAGGTCAAGTTAAAAGATATTCAACCGATTGGTTAATCTTTTCAAAAACAAATGGTGAGGTATTAATTTTTGATAATAATAACGTCAAGATAGTTGATGGGAATTATGTTTTCTTGAAGGATGATTTAATTTATAGTTTAGGTTGATATTTATATATAAACACAAACTATGTCAATTATAGCAGAACCTGAAAGAAGTCGATTATATACAAGGTTAAGACACTTGTTAGGAGCACCACTTAGAAGTGTTGAACTTGAGGATGAAATGTTAGACTCTTTGCTCGCACTTTCTATTGAAGATTATTCACAATATGTTCAAGATTGGTTAATAGAATCCCAATGGACATCATTATATAACCTTAATCTAGATACACAATCTTTGTCTAACGCTTTTATGACAAAAAGCTTAAGTTATGAAGAAAGATATACTTACGCATATTCTAAAATTGTTGGTTTACAAGCCGGAGGTGATTCTGTGTTAAAAAAAGATTACATCCAGTTAGTGAGAAATCAACAAATGTATGAAATCCCCGCAGGAAGAGAAATTAATGAATTATTATGGTTTTCTCCCGCAACATTAAACAATATTATGTTTGACCCATGGTCTTTCGGAGCATTAGGAGCCGGAGGAGGATTAGGTGGGGGAGGTGGTCTCGCTCAATCAGGTGGTATGGCTGGAAGTTATTTTATGATGCCTGCTTTTGACATGTTACTGAGAATGCAAGAAATTAATATCCAAAGAAGAATGATTGCTGGTGACTTAACATATAAAATTACAGCATTACCTGACGGTAAAAAAGCGATTCATTTAATGAATACACCTGGAGGTAAATTTGACTTTGGTAATGGTACAATGACAAAAGGTAGAGTTTGGTATCATTATTATGAAGCGGAAGGTGCTGATAGAGATAAATGTTTAAAAGATAATCCTGATATTATTAAATTACCTTCTGATGTTCCTTTTGATAAAGTGTCTTGGATTGATTTAAATAATCCGGCTCAAATATGGATTCGTCGATGGTTCTTTGCATATGCTAAAGAAACTTTATCAAGAGTTAGGGGTAAATTTAGTGGTAATGTTAAAACTCCTGATAGTGAATTAACAATGGATTATGCGTCGTTAGCGACCGAATCTAAAGACGAAAAAACTAAACTAATTGAGGAACTTATTGGTGCAGAAGGAAGGTTAACAAGATTAAAACCTGAAAAAGTTATGGAACGAGAGGCGTTACTTGCCGAAAATTTAAATAAACAGAAAAAGTTTACAGCAATGCCAAGACAAATATATGTAATCTAATGAGAACTATAAATTTTACACCAAGAAAAAATGTTGTTAGACATCAAACTAGACTATCACCAACAATGGTAGTTGTTGACGGAAATGAAACTCCCCAAGAAAAAACTCATACGTTAAATAAAGAGTTATTAATTATTGTTAGGGATTCCGAGAATTCTGAAATCATTTTAAATTCCGAAGAACACACATATATCACTGTTAAATCTTTAATTAAAACTTTAATAAAACCTGATGTCGGATTAATTGATGAGGAGTGGCATGAACTTATTTTAGAAAAAGGTTCTTGTGTTCAATTTCAATTTGTTGAGGACTCTTGGTTTATATTATCTTCAGACGGAATAAAATTTGAATAACATTTACAATATTTTACACCCTTTACTTAAATTGTCAAAAGCCCATAGTGGCTGTAAGTTTGTATAATGACAAAGTTTATAAAGGTCTTCTTCTGTGTTTGCCGATGATAATGGTATAATATGGTCAATATGAATGTGTTGTCCCATTAATTCCCAAGACATCCCTTCTGTGAATTGTTTTTCAATATATTCTTTTAAAAATTCTGGTGTGCAACCAACAATATCAAATGTTTTATTTTTCTTTGTGATATTATTTGATTTCATAAAAATAGATATTCTCACCCTCATATTGTGAGTAATTTTAAATATAAGGTCATATTTTTTTCTATTTTTTTGATAATCATTACTATATGTTGGATTTTTTTCTCGATATTCAAATGAATACATTGGATTAGCCTCACGAAACTTTCGACTTTTTTCTTTTATAAGTTCACGATTATTCAAATAATATTTTCGAGAAACATTAGGTTGGTTTAACTTTATCTTTTCTTTGTTTTTTTCTTGATAAATTTTGTTTTTTTCTTTAATAATCTTTTGATTATTTAATTTATAATTTTTTGAATATTTTTTTATTTTAGTTTGATTTTTTTCTCGATATTTTTTGGCGTTCAAATTAAAACATATTTTACATGAGGCTCGGTATCCTTGATTATTTGGGTTAAAATAAAATTCGCAGACATCTTTTTCTACCTCACACTTACTACAAATTTTTGTTTCCATTTTTTCTATAGTCTTTAAGTAATTGATTAACCAACGATGATAAATTAATGTGAAGACTTCGATAATACGTTAATAATTCGGGATCTAATGCCACCGATACTTTAGTTTTTTTCTCTTCTTCTGTTTTTAATTTTCGCCCCATATTAATAAATATCGTCAAACATCGTAAAAGTGTGAATAATCACAAATTAGTTTAGTTAATAAATTCTTCCCACCCATTTTCCGCTAAACCATAAATATAATCAGGGGTAACACTAACCCTATCCCAAAACTTTAACTCTAAATCAGTTATTGTTAATAAATCCTCAACAGTATCTTGATCCGCATCTTTATTTGGGATTCCACCAATTAATTCACACTGTGATTTAGTGAAAAAATCTCTTTCTTCAGGATTAGAAATTAACAAATTATCTCTTAATTCCTTATTAAAGACAATTAACAATGGTTCTACTTTTTTATTGAATGTCGTAATTGCTCTCGCAACATTATATTCCCCCGTTAAATCTGGGTTATTCTCAACTTCAACTGGGTCTAACATATAGCAATTTAACTGTATTGTTGATGTTGATTTGTCTTCAGGTTCTTTACCATTAAGAGAGGAGAATAAATCCAATTCTTTTTTGGTGTAATTATTTTTTGTTATTTTTTGAACATCCCCATGAGACGATTTACTACCATTATTAACATACATGATAGTATCGCCCAATTGAACATTTAGATTATGCTTGATTGCCAACTCCATATGGCTCATTCGACTATTAAACGACCCCGCCTTTGTTTTCAAACTACATCTCTTTTTATAGTCTTCAATAGATAATTTAACCCTAGATCTTTGAGCAATCTGTTTCAATGGAATTTGTTTAGAGAATATTCTTTGGTGATATTCAAAATACCACTCAATGAATTCCTGACCTTTTCCCTCCAATAACAATCTCACCCCTTTATCTAAGAACACTTCAATATATAAAGGAAGTTTTTTAGATTTGATTGAATTTCCCGTTAATTTAATTTTACCGTTAGATTCCATCGTAGCATAATTCTTTCTACTTAAGTTAATACAGGAATCCCAGGTTCCATCACAATCAAGACCCATCGAACCTTTCATAAACAAATCATTATACTCTGCGGTGTCGGCATAATAACCTCGATATTCTTCACCCTCCTTGACTAACCAATTAAAACCTTTCCCAATATAAACCTTATCGTCAACACCGCCCTTCGGTAAACTAAAATTACAACCATCTGTGTCAAGTACTAAAGGTGTGTACCCCCTTTTAACAAAAAACTTAACCATTTGGCGAAGATATTGTCTTCCCGTACAAGTTATTTTTTCCCCACAATTCATTTCCCCCCATTCGTATACGTGTGGGGCACTTAACCCACCAAATAACGAGTTAATGAACACCTTAATTGGAAGTTGTTTACGATCATAAGTTAAAGATTTTTTGGGATCAATAGTTTTATATTCCGACGCCAAGTTTTTATACATGATTCGAGCATTACGAAAGTAAGATAACATACCTTTCATTCCCCCCATCACATCACACTCAGGAAATACATCATGAGTTAATTGAATAGATGGGTATAAGGAAGAATAATCGAGTTTAAGTACGTTAGTGGAGTATCCGACTTTAAGTAGTCTTGAAAGTCCCCCTACGAAGTCTGTTTTAGATTCTTTCTTAGGGATTGCCAATTTATGTTTAAACGACCAAGCTAACATGATCATTCTCCATATTGTTGCAGTCCCCATTGTGGAAACTCTTTCGTATGTTGTTGGTACCATGGAGGCCAATAGAAATGTCCCTTGGTTGAATTCATCATCGACCGTTAATGTTTCTTCTAAATCGTCGTCAAGATATCTCTCAACAATATTATCCCCTGTCACTTTAATATATTTACCAGGGAATCTTGTGTCCAAATTATCGAAGTTTGGATTGTTGGCGTTTTTATATTTTCCATTTTCAATGTTTAACCAATACTCTTCTTTTTTGGCATACATTGGGCCTATCTCTGTATGGTCAATATAAACTCGATCTGGAGCTTCGGCTTTGATATATTGGGTTATGTATTTAAGACCTGCCGATTTAATACTTGAGTTAATTGCTTGAGCTCTACGAACTGAATGAATGATGTCAATAACATTATAACCCCATAATTGAGTTTGGGAGAATCTCTCAACTTCGTTAGCAAGTTTCAACATCCCATTTTTTTGAGATATTGGTTTTAATGGGTTTAAGGATTTTGCAATCTTTTTAATGTCTAAATGAAGAGCTTTACATCTTTCAAATATCCAAAACCAGTCGAAGTTTGCGGAATTATACCCCCCAATGATTGAAGGTTTGATTTCATCTATTATATTGAAGAATTCGATTAATCCTTTTCGTTCTTGGTCTTCATCGGCACATTCAATAACTTTTTGGTATCCTTTGTTGGTTTTAATCCCAATCATAAATATACGACCATCCTTTGGTTCTAATGCGGTCGTCTCTAAGTCAAACCCGAGTCTGGTAATGTCGTTATATTCGTCATATCCCTTGAATAGTCTTTTTTCTCGTGAAATTAAATATTGCTCCACTGGAGGTAGGACTAAGATTTTATCCTTTGCATTTTCAGCCCATGGATCTACCCCACCATCTTTAAAAAACTGAACTAATTGTCGATAACCTTTAACACTTTTCACCATATATTTCAAACCTTGTGACAATCGTTCGTTTTCTTTGGTGTCCAGTTTCTCGATTATTATCCCATGTTTGGACATGGCTTCTTTTTGAAGACCTTTGGATGATTGGTAGAAATTTAACCCTCTTAAATCCCCAACCCAAGCAAATGGTGTAAAACTATCTTTTTTGATTATTTTTCCCTGACCCGGAATTTCCTTTATTTTATATATTGAACCCGTTAGATAATCGAATTCAATGGCAACGATGTGCTCTTCGGGATCATTCCCTTCTAGGAATGCTTTAATTTCTTCTTGACTTATCATTGTAAATATTATTAGTTGGCACATTAGCTCCCATACGAAATGAGGTTTACCTTAGTCTAACAATTATATTCATATTTTCACACTATGTCAACTGGGATTCCATAAAGTTTTGAATTATTATCTCTACGGATTTTTCTCAATAAACAACTTTACAATTGAGTCTTTTTCCTCATCGGTTTTGGAGTGTATCCACAACCAAATAAACGAGGCTTCTATTGATTTTAAGTTCCTTTTCTTGTTATTAATTAATTCGTTCAACACGTTAAAATCATTTTCGTCTAAAACTATTGGTATATTTAATGTTGAAGAAATTAAGTATAATTCAAATAGATTATAATTATCCTGAGCTTCAGTTGCCCTCATATATAACTCAATCATATCTTCAGAGTTTGTTATATCTGGATGGGTTTTTTTAACAATTTCTCGATATATTTTTTTAACTTTATTTTTCACATCTTCATCCACCGTATTTAAGACATCTTCTTTCTTTTTTTCCTGTGGAGTATTCTCCGACTCATTTTTGTAATCTGGGTTGATCTCAACCCTTTTCTTGCCGATTATTTCTAGAAAATTTTGTTTATTTGTCCCAATCAATTCTTGTTTAAATGAATCGTCACTAATTAAAAAATTGTACTCCTGAATCAATTTTTTGATCTCAAGTTCTTTAAGCTTATCTGTCATAACTATAAATATTAGAAATTCCGAGATATTTATAATAAAAGAAATTATGAAAATATTATTACACATATTCCATTTAATACCTATTATTGGTCTTGGAATTTTGGCGTTTCTATATCCAGGTTGGTATCGAGATGGATACTTGACAGATTGGTACCCTTTAATTGGGGCGTTCGTGGCAATTTATGGTGGGTTTGTCGGATCATTAATTTGGTATATACAGAATTTCAAAAACTTATGATGGTTTTTATTGGGTTCTTATGTTTCTCGTTATCGGGGATGTTTGAAGGCTTTATGGACACACTACAATTTCACTATTCAAGCTCCATTTTTTATTATAAAAAGAATAAAAACTTTTGGAACCCAGAATTATCTTGGAAAAATAAATATAAAAACTCGGATCCCACTGAAGGACCTAGATTCCCCTTTTCAACAACACTACTTGTTGGTTTAACAGATGCGTGGCATTTATTCAAATTACTTAGAACATTCTTCCTTTTTGCTGGTGTTTTTTTCATATTCGTTCCTTGTCAAACAACCATTGTATGTTTAACATATGTTTTTATATCGAGAATTTTGTATGGGATATTTTTCACCCTAACATTTGACTATACATCAAAATAATATATTATGAAAAATTTAAAAATTGGAATTACACTAGGTCTAAAAGATAATAAAGAGTCGATTTGGACAAACGGAATTAAACAAAACATATTGATGTTAACTAAGTTATTAAAAAACTCGAATGAGAAATATGAGATAACTTTATTAAACACAATTGATGTTGATTGGTCGACTAAGCCAAGTTATTTAACCGATGTTAACATTTGTAACTTTAGGGATCACTACGAAGACATGGATTTGTTAATCGTTATGGGAGCTCAGATTAATAAATCTGAAATTGAGAAGTTTAAATCAAAACCGAATAAAAAAATAATTGCATACAAATGCGGTAACAATTATATTCTAAGTGCTGAAAACATCCTGTTTAAAGAAGATGAGAAAAAAGTTTATCAATTCGATGAAGTATATGACGAGATATGGTATATACCTCAACAACATGAAACTAATTGTGGTTATTATCATACCCTATATCGGTCTAAAGCGTTTATCGTTCCTTTCATATGGCATCACCAATATCTACTAGAGGCTCTTGTTGATATTGAAAAAGGATTTAAAAAGGGTTCATTTAAAAAAGATTATCGATACAACATCGGTAAAGAAAAGAAACGATTGGGTGTGATGGAACCGAACCTTAACATGGTTAAATTTTGTCTTATACCAGCAATGATTGCTGAAGAGTCTTATCGAGGTGATGTTGGTAAAGAACATATAGATAAGTTAATGCTTACCAATTCCGAGAAAGTTGCTAAACACAAGGAGTTCATGGGTATGATTAGGACTTTTGATTTATTTAAAGACAATAAAATAACATCTGAAAGTAGATACCAAACAGCATTTATATTGACCCAACATATCGATGTATTAATCTGTCATCAAATATTAAATCCATTAAATTATATTTACTTGGATGCTGCATATATGGGATATCCTGTATTACATAACGCTCCAATGTGTAAAGATTTGGGTTATTACTATGAAGGTTCAGATACAGTTGATGGTGCTAAACAATTGGATTACATATTAACTGAGCATGATAAGAATATTGACTCGTATAATGAACGAAACGATAAAGTGTTGATGAGATATCATGCTGACAATCAGAAATTGGTTAAAACATATGATAAATTAATTCATAACTTGTTTAATGGGGGTAATGATGGTTTGGAATATAATCCGAAAACAAATTTGTATAAAAATCTAAAATGAAATATAATTTCTATGATACAAGAAAGGGACTCGATTTGAGTCCCTTCTTTTGTTGTGTTAATATTAATTATAAAGTCCAATAAACATCAATATATCCGCCAAATGGACCATAACCAGATGGTGCATATTGAATACAATTCCAAGTTTGTCCTTCATGGGTTACAACAGCACCAATGTTATAAATCGTTCCGCCATCCCATGGTTGTGTTGGAGGAGTTCCACCACTATTAACACCTTTTACTCTTAGTTTACCACTTCCAACTGCGATTAAATCTAAACCATCAAAACTCCAACCTAGGTTATTTAATAGGTTATCATAATCAGTGTTACTTGCCGATGTTCTACCATTACTTGAAAGAAATTCACCACCAGATAATCCATTTTGATTAAGTTGATTTAGTATTTGATTGTTTACGGATGATGTTAATTGGTTAGTATATAAATTCAAATAAGTTAAACTAGATAAACTAGATAATCCAGTTCCGTCAAATGATGTTAATTGGTTCTCTTGTAAATTCAAATAAGTTAAACTCCCTAATCCACTTCCATCAAATGATGTTAAGAGGTTATCATTTAAAATCAAATTAGTTAAACTTGTTGGTAAATTACTAACTGATGTTAATATACCACCCCCAGATTTACCGTCTCCCATTATAAGCAAATTAGTTAAACTCTCTAATCCAGTTCCATCAAATGATGTTAATTGGTTATAATTTAACTCCAATATAGTTAAACTCTCTAATCCAGTTCCACCAAACGATGTTAATTGATTATAATTTAAATACAACTCAGTTAAACTAGATAAACCAGTTCCGTCAAATGATGTTAATTGGTTACTTTGTAAATCCAAATAAGTTAAACCAGATAAACCAGTTCCGTCAAATGATGTTAATTGGTTATTACTTAAATACAACTCAATTAAACTAGATAATCCAGTTCCGTCAAATGATGTTAGTTGGTTATTATATAAATTCAAACTAGTTACATCTCCACTAACTGTTCCATCTGAATCACATGAAATGATTGTGTATTCACCGTTTATGTTTGTTATTGTGATTGTTTGTCCCCCATCATTTTGGTCAAATACACTTGAATCACTTCCATCGTGATTATATTTCCAAAATCCAGTTGATGTATTAACATTAATGTTAATTGAATCTCCAACTGATTTGGATGTTATGAATGTTGGTGGTATGATTAAATCTAAACCAGTGATTGACCAACCTAAACTTACTAAGTTATCATAATCGGCGTTACTTGCAGATGTTCTACCATTACTTGAATAAAATTCACCCCCAGATAATCCATTTTGATTAAGTTGATTTAGTATTTGGTTGTTTACGGATGATGTTAATTGGTTATCATTTATTTCTAAATAAATTAAACTAGATAATCCAGTTCCGTCAAATGATGTTAATTGGTTAGTTTGTAAATACAACTCAGTTAAACTAGATAAACCAGTTCCGTCAAATGATGTTAATTGGTTACCTTGTAAATACAATTGAGTTAAACTAGATAAACCAGTTCCGTCAAATGATGTTAATTGGTTAAGACCTAAATTCAAATTAGTTAAACTAGATAAATCAGTTCCGTCAAATGATGTTAATTGGTTATTATTTAAGTCCAAATCAGTTAAACTAGATAAACCAGTTCCGTCAAATAAAGTGATTTGGTTTTCAACTAAGCTCAACATAGTTAAATCTCCATTGACTGTACCATCTGAATCACATGATATTATTGTGAATTCACCGTTTGCATTTGTTACTGAGATTATTTGTCCCCCATTATTTTGGTTAAATACACTTGAATCACTTCCATTGTGATTATATTTCCAAAATCCAGTTGATGTTTGAACCCAAATGTTGATTGATTCTCCAACTGCTTTGGATGTTATGAATGTTGGTTGTGTTGTAGTGATTAAATCTAAACCTTCAAAATACCAACCTAAACTTACTAGGTTATCATAATCAGTGTTACTTGTCGATGTTCTACCATTACTTGAATAAAATTCACCATTTGATAATCCATTTAATGCTAATTGATTTAGTATTTGATTGTTTACTGATGGTGTGAATGGATTACCTTCTAATCCCAAACTAGTTAAACTAGATAAACCCGTTCCGTCAAATGATGTTAATTGGTTAAAACCTAATTCCAAATTAGTTAAACTAGATAAACCAGTTCCGTTAAATAATGTTAATTGGTTATCACCTAAATTCAAACCAGTTACATTACCACTAACTGTACCTTCTGAATCACATGAAATGATTGTAAATTCACCGTTTATGTTCGCTACTGGTATACTATATACCCAACCATTTGCGTTTATACTTGAATCACTACCATCGTGATTATATTTCCAATATCCAGTTGATGTTTGAATATAAACGTTGATTGTTTCTCCAATGGATTTGGATGTTATGAATGTTGGAAGTATAGGTAAATCTAAACCAGATAATGTCCAACCTAAACTTAATAGGTTATCATAATCAGTGTTACTTGTCGATGTTCTACCATTACTTGAATAAAATTCACCATTTGATAATCCATTTAATGCTAATTGATTTAGTATTTGATTGTTTGATGATGGTGTGAATGGATTACCATTTATTTCTAAATAAATTAAACTAGATAAACCAGTTCCGTCAAATGATGTTAATTGGTTATCAGTTAAATCCAAATCAGTTAAACTAGATAATCCAGTTCCGTCAAATGATGTTAATTGGTTATCACCTAAACTCAAATTAGTTAAACTTGTTAAATCTGTTCCGTCAAATGATGTTAATTGGTTATTATATAAAACCAAACTAGTTAAACTTGTTGGTAAAATAAAACCATCCAATGATGTTAATTGGTTATTTCTTAAGTCCAACAGAGTTAAACTAGATAAACCAGTTCCGTCAAATAAAGTGATTTGGTTTTCA